GGGGTACATCTACCAGGGGGGTGGGCGTATGGGGGGGGAGGGGGGGGGCAAATGTAGGGGGTACATCTACCAGGGGGGTGGTATTTGAGTATTCAAGAGCCCAGGCGCGAATCGCCGTCAGGTTGTACCACCAGCGTGGAGCTCGTCCAGTTGGCTTCTCTCCCTCTGCTTCTCGATTCATGAGGCCAAGCGCGATCATGTCCTGCACAGCGCGCTTGGCCGTCCGGTCGTCCTGTCCTGTGGCTTTGCACACTGCCGGAAACGACCGTTCATCCATCCAAAGCATCTGGTGCTCTGCCCACTGGTCATGGGTGCCAGCATAGGCCAGCATGATCCAAAGCGTGAGCTTCAGCTCCTGTCGGACGCGTTTCGCGTCCGTAAGCGCAAGAGCAGTCAGTATTTCACCCAGCAGTCTTTTATCTGCCATCACATCCTCGGCTCTTGACTGCACAGCCAATAAGTGTTACCTTGGTCTTGTCGCCAGGACCGCGTGCCACGGTTCTGGCGATTGGAGCGATGACCCCACAACTCCAGGCGGACCCGGGCGCGTGAATTCTCCCTCACGCTGCCCGGGGTCCCGTTTTCTCCGGGAAACGCTTCCGGACTGCTTCGTCCTCTACTATCCTCCGGTGCTCTTCCGGCCCTACATTCCAAAGTCCAAAGTTACCTCTCGCAGGCACATGCACATTGAGCTCGATCAGTTCATCAAACTCGAGGCCAAAACGACGCGGATCGTGCCAGTCCTGCTCGATCTCCGCAGTCTCATCGGACGTCAGTGGGTCTCGAATGCCCGAGACGTGGGCGAGAGCCACGATCTTCCCCAGATATGACTGAATGTCATGTGGCATAATATCAAGCCTTAGCCCGCGCTCGAGAGCCATCATCTGGATCTTCATGCAAGAGCCGTCATCAGACATGCCTTCAATGTTCATCTTGCTGGAAAAGTGAATTGCCACCCACTGCCCGATGATCGAGTGCCAGCGGTCATTCCGGTTCTCGATACGCTTCCCCAGGTGAAGGATGGCATATCCCCAGACGCCTCGAACCGTCAAGGCTTTTAGAATCTTCGGGTTGTGGGACTTCACCTTGCCTCTGTGCCCGCACTTTTCACACTCATAGGTCTGCGCCATATCTCCCTCCCGGCGTCAGAAGTTCTTAATCCAGCGGGGCTGCCTGAAGGCGTCCCGCAACAACAGCTTTTCCACATAACACTGTGCAATTCGCACCCGTATGGTCCCGTCAGGTTCGACCTCGAGCGGAATGTCCACCTCAGCGCCCAGGATACTCCCTCGACGGCTCACAGGCCTGGGCTGATGCGGTTTCGGAGGCAACGCCCCAGAACGGATTGCCTCACTCATCCTGGCATGCTCATCAGCGACACGCTGTCGCCACTCATCCATCAGCCGCTGGAAAGCAGGCTTCCGATACACCACCATCGCCGTGCATTCATCCGCTGGCGCCGGCTGGTCTGATGGGACATCATCGGGGACTTCCTCAGATGCGCTGGTATCCATCCCCGTTTGCACAGTCTGCTGTGCAGCATCTCGCGAGCGTCGCTTGAGAGCCTTCATCCTCCTCGTGATGGCAATCACCGCGGCCCCTGCAAAGTCGTCTGGCGAGGACTTCGACAACGAGCTGATGATGCCGCGCTTGATTTCCAGCTCGAGGTGCCTGTAGACGTACAGCACCTGAGCACATCGAATCCGTGGGCCTACCAGCATCCCCTTCCCCGTATCGACCCGATAGGGGAAGATGCAGTCCAATGCCCAGGCGCAGACGCCCATCAGCTCACCGAACCAATAGGCTCCGACATACACTTCCAGCTCATGTCCGGCTGTGAGCGGATCGACATCCTCAACGAACCGCTCATCGTTGGTCACGCTGTAGCGCCGGGCAATATCGTCGGCACGACGCGAAGCCAGCTCGCGTTCATGCTCCGTAGAAGCGCCTCGAGCCAGGGCGTCCAGAGATCGTACCTGGCGGATCTTGTCCTCTCGCCTACCCATGCTTCAGCGCCCCCAACACCAAAAGCCACTGACTGCCTTCGGACATAGAGGCCACCCGCACAACAATGTCCGCCTCCTCTCTGGAAAGCGATCCGTGCTCCTTCAGCCGGAAGTTGCGTCTGGGGTGCTCTGCGATGAACATCTCCATCGTGCAGCTGAGGATATCAGCCTTCTTGACGAGGGCTGCAACGTCGGCCGGCACTGGCCACGCAACTCCATAGTGGCGGTGGAACTTCTCCTCCCAGGGGTGCTCGAGCGCCTTGAGGTCTGGACACGCCTGCTTCAAGCCTGCATGCCATTCACCGATGAAGGCTTCATGGAGGTCGTGGCAGGCTCCGGCTCGCACAGTCTCCTTGGGGGCATTCCAGGAGCGCAAGATCTCCACGACCAGGGCCAAGTGAAGCAGAATCGAGCTGCGAACCACGCTATCGAACCGACTCTTTCGCACGAGGCCCTGGAAAACATCGTCGTCAACGATCGGCGTTCTGTCTGGGTCGTGATACCAGATGGCGTGTCCGCTCGCTGTGCATGACGGAATGACCTGCTTCGGAAGTTGCCAATAATGCTCGAGTACTGCATGGAGCAGGTCCGCCGCCCCCATATCTTGCCCTCCATGGCACAGCGGGCACATGAAGGCTTGCAGCCCGCCAACAGCGACACAGGCACGCGTGATGGGCTTCCCATTGTAGCCGCAAATGTTGCAGGTGTAGGTTCCCGCCGCTTCCAGCCGCTCCGCGATGCACGAGGCACAGGAACAGCCATGATCGAGTCTCTTGGCGAGGAAGCCATCAATCAGCTTCTGAAACGTAGCGGCCATGTCTCACCTCCAATGCAAGCGTTGAGGATTTTACTCAGAGACCAGTGACTCGCACCGTTCCACCACCAACATGCACAAGCACATCCGCCTGCTCCCAGACTTCCTGGTTGTGGCTGACGACCCAGCACTGATGGAAGCCGCCCAGAGACATGGCCCGGCGCAGCATGTTCATGAACAGAGGCCGGACGCTGTCGTCTAACCCATCAGTGGACTCATCGAAGTAGAGGGTCTCGAGCGGAGCTGCTGCTCGAGCCCGGTTGAAGACGCAGAGGGCCAGACGAAGCGTGCTGTCGAAGCACACCAGCTCGCCCTTGCTTAGATCGGCCGGCAGCTTCATCTCGCCGTCCTTCGAGTCGAAGATCTCGAAGTCAAAGACCTCCTTCATCTCACCCCGGGCCGCTCGAGCCTTGTCCGTGTACGGGACCTGGGTCGTGAGTCGACAGACGAACCGGGTGCCGTAGAGCTCTCGGAGCAGCTCGTTGAGAATGGTGCTAACCTCCGGACCGGCAGCGTCCATCTTGAGGGCCTGGATGCCGTTCCGGCCCAGCCCCTTGGCCAGGAGAACCGCGCCGGACACCTCCTCCGCTTTGCGCTCGAGACTGGTTCGGAGCGAGGGCAACTTTGCGATCTTGGCCCGCTTCTCCTTCAGCCGCCCGGAAAGCTCACCCTGGCGTAGTCGCAGGTCATCCAGCTCTTTTGAAGCGGCCTTCGCCTGCGCCTCGGCATCCGACCATGCCGATGTGGCTTGAGAGACTTCCTCACGAGCCTCGACAGGCTCCGGGGGTATGACCACCTCCTCAAGAGCCAGTCTGAACCGAGCAAGATCTGCCTCGAGCGCCTTCTGCCGCTGAAGCAGATCAGGTCGACGCGCTTCCGCGCCCAGCAACTTCTCCAGCGATCGACGGCGTGGGCCTACGTGCGCGAGTGCGGGCGAGAGGGACTGCAGCGCCGCCTGGTGTTGGGCAACATCCTCCGTGGCTCGAGCGATCTCCTCCTCAAGTTGTTTCGCTTCCTCCTTCTTCACGCCGTGGGCATGGTAGAGCCGCTGAAGCATGGCTTTCGCTTCATCGAGCTTCTCCACTCGAGCCAGAGCCGCGGTGAGCTTCCGCTCCTCCGGCTCGAGCCCGGAGATGGCACTGTCCAGGCTGGCGATCCGCTGACCGAGTTCATCAGCCTTCGTCTGGGTCTGTCGGAAGTGCAGCCCGGCTTTGGATACATCCGCAGCCTGGGCCTCTGCGGCTTCCACCTCCGCTTCGAATGTCGGGATGTCAGCCTGGGCCTTCTGCGCCTTGGTAAGAAACTGGCAGGCTGCACAGTCGTGTCCTTCCAGGACAGCACCACCGCATGGAACGCCTGCGAGGAGGCTGGCATTGGTCCGCGCAGTTTCGAGCGCGAAGCGAGCCGACTGCACACGGCGCTGTGCGTTCTGCTCGTTTGTGGCCTGCTGCTGACGTTCGTTGCGGATGGCCGTTACCATCTCCTGATGGCGGGTTCGGAGCCGAGTCCGCTCCTCACGAGCTTCAGCCAACGGCTCGAGCTTCTGGCGCAACTCCGGAATCTTTTCAGCGTCGGCCTCGATCTGGCGCACGTAATCCCGCTGGCTCTTCCCATCCGTTACGATGGCTGCGATGTCGGTATTGAGTCCCTCGAGCTGCTTCTTGATCCGGTTCAGATGTGACTGTGCAGCCTGGATCTGCTGTCGGAGACCTGTCTCCTGTTTGGCGTCTTCCTCGGCCTGTGCCGCTTCAGCGCGGGTCTGCGCCGCCGACTCAATGACCGTAGCCATTTCCGCGAGGGATGTCTCGATGTCCGTCAGATCGCCCTCAGTCCGGGCAATGTCCCCCTGGAGTTCCGACTTCCGCCTCGTCGCCGATCGCAAAGCGGTCTCGAGTGTGTGCAACGCCCCAGCCTTGCGCTCCTTCGCTTGCAACAGCTGATTCGCCTGGGCCTGCACTCCTGCAAGGTGCAGTTGCTGGGCCTGAAGGTCCACATCGTGGTCGGCAGCCTCGCGCTCGAGCTGCTGAATCTCAATCTCCACGGCTTCGAGGGAGGCGACCTCGAGCCGCATAGTCTGGATGGAGCCAGCCAACTTATCGGCCTCCGCCTGTGCCATCTCGCACAGGATCTCGTATTCCCGGAGACCTAGCATGAAGCTGAAGAGGCTCTTGCGCTCTGCCTGCTTCATTGACATCAGCCCCGCCTGCTGACGCAGCCGGGTGCTCTCTCCGGTGTAGCAGCTGGTGCTGATGACGGACATCGGCGGATAGATCTTGCCGATGGCCTGGTCATAATCGGGCAGCTTCCCGGAGCTGGCCGGCGCCCCGTCCACCCAGAGAAAAGCCTCTTCTTTGCCCTTCGTGGCGTCCATCAGGATCTGGTGGCGGATAGTCCGTCCCCCGTAGGAGTAGATGGCCTCGAGCTCGCTTGAGCGGCTCGTTGCCCACTTCTTGAGGGGGCCGCCGCGGATCGATCTCTCAAGCACCCCGGGCACCATGCAGTCGAGTAGCGTCGTCTTACCGGCGCCGTTGGGGCCGATGACGGCGAAGATCTTTCCAGCGGGCACATTCTCCAGATCAAGAGTTGCCATCTGGTATGTCGTAATGCCGGCCACTTTCAGCCTGAGAAGTCGCATACGTCTCTCCTGCAATCCATTCTGTTCATCTTCGCATGGGAATGCCCCAGGGGGCCGAGCCCCCCAGGGCTATCGGGACCGTTTACTACAGCACTGCCCCGGCCTGAAGCCGGTCTGCCTGCAACCTCGTCAACAATTCCAGAGCTCGAGCCTGCTCCCCAGCTGAGGGGACCGGCTGAAGGGTCCGCCAGTATGCCCCCAACTCCTCATCGACAGACGTCGCAGTCGCCACCTCCGGCGCCCGCATGCGCAGCGCCACCTCAATGTCCTTGTCCTCGCGGATTCGGACAGCTCCCAGGTCATGCACCTTGGTCCGCTCCTCCGACCAGGGGCAGGATGTTCTGTGGGCTTCGGGCACCTTGAGCCGCATGCGAACTTCTGCCCCCTTCACCAGCGCGAAGAGCTGAGGATCGGGGTACTTCCGCCAGCCCACGCCCTCAAGCACCTCGCCCCATTCGTACTCGAGGGTCAAGAATCGCCGACACCCGGTTGGGAACTGCTGCCAGCGCATGGGAATACATCCACGATCGCCGTCGTAGCCCTTGACCGCATGCTCTTTGAGCCCGTAGGTGATGCGCTCTCCGAACGGCCAGTGAATGATCCCAGGCGCCCACGTTGATCGAGGCGGCTCGAACTCAATAGCTGTCCAGGTCGGAACACGCTCTGTCTCCCCATGGTCCTGGAACCACTGAGCCCCGGCATAAAAGCAGCGGTCTACGAGTTCTTGGGCCAAGTGCACGTGGCCAAAGGCACCGTAGTCCACCCTGAGCAGATCCAGGTCCCCCTTGGTGATCTGGATGTCCCCGCCCTGCAGAATCTCCCCTCCGGCCATCATTGATCCGCCCACCTGAATGTGCGAGGCCAGGATCTGGGGTTCGCCCGGGCGTTCGGCTCGAGCCTGCTGGATAAGCACTGCCCAGGTCATCAAGAGCGAGCGGAGCGACTGCTCCACGGTCACATGAGCCTGTTCTGCACCGATGTCAGCGACACCCAGCAGATAGCGCTTCGTCGGCCATGGAAGCGGGTATACCGTCACGGCTCCGCGCTTCGTGTAGATCTGCTCGCCCATCGGTGACGGCCGGTCAAAGACGTAAATGGGCCACTGCCGGTCGAGCCGGGCCAGGTTGTCAAGTTCCTGATCCGGATCGTGGTTCCCATAGACGATGACGACAGGGCCGCTCGAGGCCATCTTCATGACGGCCTCTTCCATGAGCTGGCGCTCGCGGAAGTTGGAGCGCTGCCCAGCGGTGTGCTTGTAGATGTCTCCGGTGATGAACCAGAGATCGGGGTCGAGGTGCTCGAGCGCCTGCATGACGATCCGGTCCAGGTCCGCCCGCTGGTCCTCAAAGCGAGCGTCATCCGTGATGTGCAGGTCCGAGATATGAACGCAGGTGAGGCCCTGCGGTATGAGAATGCGCTGTCCCATGCTCACCTCTGCACCTTGGGCTTGCCTGCCTGGTGCTGACGACAGAACAGCTTCCCATACTGCCGGAAGCTATAGTCGGCCACGCGGGGATCGAGCTCCTGGCCGCACTCTTCGCACTTATCCATGAGGCGCTGCTGCTCCTCGAATGGATCTTCACCGGTCTGTCCCTCCGCCCCCTGCTGGCTCGAGTCAGACAAACCCTGGAACATGGTCTGCTGCCCCTGGCCACCCGATGTTTCCTGAGTCGTCTGCTGGGGACGGCTCTGCTGCGGGGGAGGCGGGCCATAGTCGTCGTCATCGTCCATGTACGGGGGCGGTTCCTGGCCGGCGCCTAACGCACGCGGAGCGGGAGGGCCCGGCAGATACTGAGTGCCGAGATATCCAACACCCTGGGTCGGCAATGCCGGCGCTTTGGGACCGCCGTATACCTGATCGACAATGCCAAGCGCGTTTGCCGCCACCATCTTGGCGACCTCTGGATTGCTCATATCGAGCTGCGGGACGAGCACCACAAGCACGAAGGGCTTCAGCGCCTCCTGGCGGGTATAGGACCGGATGCCAAAGTGCTCGCGCAGAGCCCTGAGCTTCGCTTTGGTCTCCGCGTGGGCGAGGATGTGATACCGCAGGCTGTAGATCTGCTCTTCCGTCATCCGTTCCTTCTTCTTCTGGTAGATCTTGAAGAGCTGATCGCTGCCCTCTCGAAGGTCCACTTCCTTTTCTCCCGTGATGGTTTTGATCCGCCCGTCTGTATTGAGGACGCGGCCAACGGCCCGGTACATGCAATAGTGCGGATCCATTCCGTTGTCGACCCGGCCACATTCAGCAGAGATCCAGCTCACAGCTCCCAGGTCCTGGAGCTTGTTCAGGCTGGACTTCGTGAAAGCCAGGTTGCCCCCTTGAACGATGTAGAAGTCACCATTGCTTTTCGCCTTTTCCTGGTCTTCCGTGAAGGTGCCATTGAAGGACACCATTTTGAAGTCCAGCGCGAAACCGGCCGGCACCGCTGAGAGGCTCATGGCGCCGATGATGTTGAAGTTCTGTCGCAGGATATCCAACTTCCCGGCCACCGCTCCAAACTTGTCAGCGGTGATGACGCCCGTGCCAAAGCCCGCCTGTTGAAGCGTGACGACCGTCGTGGTCTGCCGCTCCTGCTGCCCGCGAGGCTGTTGATAGTTGCCGCCCCGCTGCCCCTGCCATTGCTGGCCCCTGTTGTAATTTCCGTTGCCGCTCATTCTGAATCCTCCTCGCTATTGTTGGTGTAAAGGACTGCCCCTGTGCGGTTGAGCACGGCAGCCCCTTCGTCTGTCAGGCTGAGGTGAGCGCTCTCGGCCTGAATGAAGCCCTCGTCAATCAGCCCATCCAGCAGCTTCCGCCGCACGGGCTTCCCGCTCAGCATGTAGTGGCGTCCTTTGAGCTTGAGAGCCCCATCCTTTACCGACTGAAGGATGACCAGATCCTGGGGCACGACGACGGGCCGATCCAGACTCTGGGGGTCCACTCCGACCGCATGGCATAGTTGGTCAATCCGGTCCAGACTGAGCGAGTATTTCCCGCTGAGGTATCCGCTCAGCGTGGCCGGGTCCAAGTCAACCCGCTGTGCCAATTCTTGCAGCTGTACCGACTCGCACACTCGCCGGAGTCGATGGCGTTTCCGCGTGTTCCAGAGGCTCATGCGTCCCCCATGGAGAGTTTCGCGGAGGCCGGCACGCCGGATGCCCGCAGTTTCCCGGTGATCAGGGCCATCTCACCCGCCAGGATGCCCCATCGAGCCAACAAATCCGCCAATGATGGCTCACCCTGGGGCTTCTGCTGGGTCTGTTGTTGAGCGCGAGCTGCCTGCTGCATACGCAGGCGCACCTGGCGGGCGACATCGCGGAGGTGTTCGTCGGTGGCCTGGCCCAGGTACCGAGGCGTCTGCCCGGGCTCCTGGTACCAGATCGCTTCCGTCTGATCAGGAAGCACGTATAGCTGCACGAGCTCGGGATTCACTTCCTCGTGTGATTGCCCGGGCTCCACGGGCTCAGATGATGTCGTCTTCTGCGCTTCATCCAATTGCTGATGCAGTTTCTGGTTCTGATAGGTCAGATCTCGAGCTGTGGTCTCCAGGTCTTCAATGGTGCCCTGGAACTTCCGGACATCGTTCTCGAGGTCCTCAATAAGGCGTCGCTGACGTCCAATCGTCTCGTCCCTGTCAGCGACGCTGTTTCTCTGCTGCTCGATGGTCTTCAGCGCTTCCTGCATGGTGCGGTAGATCACGTCAAAGGCCTCTGCCAGGTCTTCCACCTTTTCCTGCTTGGTAATCTCAAGCAGCTTCAGCAAAAACTCTTCCTGCGCACCGTTGTGAATGGCCGCCTGCGTCAACTTGGCGAGTAGATCCTTGCTGCGAGCAATCTCCTCATTGAGCTGTTCGGACAACTCCCCCGTCGCCTCTTCCACCTGCGTCTCAAGCCATCCCTCAACCTCGTCGACGCTGACGAGGGTCTGAAGGATGGAGTCCGGACGCTCGAAATCGAGCTTCACGATCTGGTCTCGAGCCCATTCAGCCTCTGTTGCCGTCATCGAGCTCCCAGGGCAGGCGAGCACATCAATGTGGGCACCCTGCTCTTCCTCCGACATGCGATGGAAGGATTGCACACCGAAGGGGTGAAGCAGGAACTGCCATGCTTTCTCACCCCGCGGGGTCAAGCCCTGGAGGGTGCGACACATGGGACAGAAATGCTCAGGCGGGCCGTCTACTGGCGCCGGCGCAAGAGGCGCTCGCCCTTCGATCTGAGCCTTGCGCTCCTCAATGGCCTTCTCGATGTCCTTCCGGCGACGAGGCTGCTCTTGAGCAACCTCAAGTGCACATGTCAGCCATGCCACGTTCTCGCAGGTCCGAATCATCGTTGAAGCTGCCGGGCGTTTGGCAGCAAGAACCGCATAGGCAAAGCCGACCCTGTCCACCTCGGCCTGTTTCTCGACTCCAAAGGCCTTGGCGCCATCGATCACTGCCTGGGTAACACAGTCCGCGCAGAACTGAAGTCCATCCCCGCCATCATGGAAGGAATCTTGTCCATCTACAGGCTTCAGGCAAATCCTGCAGTTGATAGACTCTCCCTCCGCCCGCTTCCGAATCGGCAGTTGGGGCAGCTCATTCCATATCGGGATAGGTGGCATCGGGCTGGCAGTCTGCACAGTCGAGCCCTCGATCACTGCCTGCACAGTCCGATCCTCGCCCGGCACAGCCATGTCCCACTGTACAGGCTCAGGCTCGAGTGAGGCCCCGACGGGTTCGGATGGCCGATCCGGAGGCAACATGGACGCCAAAGAAGGCGCGTCATCCTCCCAGGCTTTCTCAGCGTCTTTGGCGGCGGTGTCGAGCACTTCAAGCCGCTCTCGAAGCAGCTCGAGAATGCCATGCGAGTGCAGATGACGCTCCCTGTTGGCCAGCACAATCTCCAGTGCTTCGCGATCCAGGCCTTCGATCTCGGCCCGCGCCTCTTCAGGCTGCATGTGCCAGAGCCTGTTGTAGCGCTGCTGCCGGGCGATGTTGTTCACCGTGAGGTAGCAGCCACACTTCATTACGTCGCCCATGCGAGCTGAGACAGCCTCAGCTGCCTGGGTATCGTTGTGCTCGAGGATGACCTTCAGCGCCTTGTTCAGGCGCTCATCGTCGTTGGCCGTGTGTACCAACTGGATATCCCCGGCTGCCAGCGCCTCATACAGCGGCAGCTCACGTGTGGCAGGCTCCGGAGCGACCTCTGCAGGAGGCTTCAGCGCTGCTTGACGCTCATGAAGCGATGCGGTCAGAACGCCCGTGACAGGCCCCCATGGACTGCCGTTGGAGAGCTGCTGGAGAGCTGCCTCACATTCCTCTGCCGTGGCCAGGCCAATGGCTGCCTGAACATCCGCAAACTCGCTATCGGTGCTCGCCAGCAGCTCCGCCAGCGTCTTCGGAGTGGCCCCTTTCGGCTCGATGGCATTCACCACCGGCAGAGCCTTGGGCTCGAGCGTGCGTCGACGCGCCTTTAGCCGCTCAATGATCGACACCCGGTGACGTTCCATCGGGATATCAGGACGAGATTCCCATGCCACCATGACATCAAGCAACGGCAGTTCCTCAGGCGTCAATGCCGTAATGATGGGGCCACATGTCCTGTACGTGGAGTCGGCGAGCTCTTTGAGTCGAGGGAATGCCATGGTGGCCCGAACCGGAAAATGCTGGCCGAGCCACTGCCGCATGACATCATCCGGGTCATCCTTCTTCTTCCGGCGAGCCCGAGTTGCTGCCCCTTCGATGTGATCAAAGGTCTTCGCATCTGCCTCTACCCGTTGAGTGCCCATGTCAACAGTCGCGGTGTGGAACGGGGATGGCCGCTCCTCGACCCGACTGCTCTGCTTCTCTGGCCAGTCCAAAACAGCTTTCCGCGTCAGCTCATCCAGCTCGCCAGCCAGCAGCCACTCCTTGAACTCCGGCCACCCGCCTCCGGACTGATTAAGCAGCGTATCAGTATCGATGGGCAGCACCTCCGCCGTGTTGCTGGCCCCAATCCCTTTCAGCAGGTCAAACCATCGCTGGCCTGGATTGGGTGGCGTCTCCTCGATCTCTGCGGACTTGATGGGGTCGGGAGGGGCGGCCTTCTGCGGCGGTGCGGAGAAGAGCGTCGGCTGTGCAGCAGGTGGCTTTGCCTGTGCCCGGCTGTGCGCCAGCATGATGGCCGACGTGATGGCGTTACGAGGGTCAAGGTCCGTGAGCAGGCTCTGCTCGCTTCGCGAAAGCTCTCCAATCTGGTCTCCCAGATCAGCGATGTCAGCTCCAACCATTCGGATCACCCGGCCTGTGGGCGCGAGTTCTTCGAGCTGATGGGAAGCGTCAATGGCTCGCTTGGTGCCGCGGGCTGGGCCTCGAAGCACTTTGCCAACGCCACCAGTGAAGTGTAAAACGGTACCTGCGCCAGGTCCAGAAACGATACGGTAGATCGCGTCCTCCCGCGCTTCTGTTCCGAGAATGGGCATAGCCCCTCCTAAAAAGTGCAAATGAAGTAAAACAAGGTACAGAGGGATTATAGCATGATATTAGGCTAATACCACTGTTTTTGATAAATGGCGTGAATTTTTCTCTCTGGGCGCTCTGGCGGGGATTCCAATAGAGGATGGCGTTGATAAAGGCAAATTGGTGTCACAGATGATGGAGTACGGCACTGCAGGGCATTATCGTTTCACTCCTTCCCAGACCAGCATATTCTGCATACCGCTCGTGGAGACTGCCCAGATCTCGTTGGTCGGGCAGGCTTCCGCAAAAGGTTCCTCATAACCAGGATCACATCGCACGAGTTGTGCTGCAGTATCTCCCAGAAGCACCCGGGCCGTCCCTTGATGCTGAATACGAAGGAACACCCGACGACTATCCTCCGCGCACAGTCTCACGGGGTCCGTGCCCACAGGGATGACCGCCGGAGTTCTGAGCGTCATTTGCTGCACAGTCTTCATGATCACATCCTCCCTCAATAGTAGATGCTCGCGCTGATATCCTTGCTGGAACCACTCGTGTTGGTAATCGTAGTTCCAGTCGAAGACGTTGTCGCTGTGTAGTCCGTGCCAATGCGGAGGTGTGTTTTCGTTTGTTCCCCGGCAAAATCGGTTGCCGGGGGCGTGTAGCTCGATCCAGTATATCTCGCTGTTCCTACGGTCATCCTGAAGCGTCTCACGCGACCATCTAAATACTCTGTTGAGACACTCGATGGACGTCCAAAAACCATCGCAGATGATGGGTTTAGGATGCTTGCGCTGGATGTCTGCGTGAAGACCTTGCTGCCATTTAAATAGCCATAGAAGCTATTGCCCGATCGCACGAGTGCGACCTGATACGTGGTAGCGGTGGCGATGGATGTCGATAATGCTACGTCATTCAGCACGTCACGATTGGTACTCGATCCGGCGAAACAGAGTAGTGTGGATCCATTCATAACAAACGCCCAAGCGTATAGTTCACCTGGGCCAGCGTGATTGACGATGTGGTGTGCCCCAGAGACTGTATCGACGCGAAAGTCGAATTCGATGGTGAAGTCACTGGCCCCGAGAGTGTAGCTTGCATCGTCAGGGAACGTTAGGTAGTCGTTGGTTCCGTCTAACTCCAGCCATCCAGCAGATATAGCAGCACCATTATTTGGTGTACCAGTCTGTCCTGTGTCAGCGTTGACGCTGGTCGCCCAGTTGGCCACCAACGTCCCGCTCAGAGTTGTTTGGATAGAGGCCACCTCAACGATTGGGACAGTCGTTGGTGCTCCATGAGAGATGGTTGTACTGGCTCCATCGGCCAATGTGATGGTTCCACTTGAAGCTCTTGCCAGGGTTGAAATGACCTTGACGTCAATGAGACCCTGGTGCTGAGGAACACATGCGACCAGAAGGCTCAGAAGCAATACGTTGAGACATCGAAGCATAGATACTCCCTAAAAAGGAAAAGGCGCACACACCGAAGTGCATACGCCTTTCGCCTGCCGTCACTGGACGAAATTATCCCAGGTACTCACCATAAAGCGACACGGAATCATTTGGCTGAGCCGCACCATAGGTGATGGTCGCCCCGGACACGCTGAATGTGTTGTATGCGTTGTTGGTCCCGCCGGTACGGTTGATGTATTTCTGGCCTTCACCAGCAGTAATCTGGACGGACTTCTCCATCCCTGTAGCGCAGGCCGGGCTGAGAGTGTCGGTGGTCTGTCCGGTTCGGCTGCCCTCGAAGATCTGGGGCGCAAAGGCCAGATCAACAGCCGCCACAGATGCGTCATCGATTTCGGATGACCCGACCGCATCGGCACCGATGGCAGCGGCGTCCACAACCCCTGTACCGAACATGTCGGAGGCGTTGATGCTGCCGACTCCGATTGAGGCATTGGGGGCCTCGCTCATGGGGGGCAGGCCTTCAAACTCGTCGGCATCTGCGAGCTGCTCACGCTCGACATACTCGACGTAGAAGTCCTGTGACATGGAATACGGAGTGGCGCCTGAGGAGAATGGACCCGTGAAAAAATACAGCTTCTTCGTGGCCTCATCCGTCAACATGGCCCACACACGCCGCCCGCTGGACATGATGGGCTTCATTTCGGTGGACCAGACCTGGAGTTGCAGACCCTTCTTCTCGGACACACTGGCGTTGAAGGACGCCCCGGGCTTGGAGGTATCCGTGTCGAACTGGCTCGTATTGGCCGTGCCAGAAGTCGCAGCGATAATGCCTGGGGTGGTACTGGCCGCAACGGTGGTGTACGAACCGGCTCCGGGATCATACGCCATGTTATTGGCTGATGGATTGTTAAGAATACTGGACAACTTCCGGTTGGCATAATACTTGCCAACAACACGCGCTGAAATCGGCATGGTCTACCTCTGTGGAGATGTGAACGTAGTTAATACCACTCGACAACGACCTGAACGCCCACTGACAACGGCTCCGTCAAGGTAAGAATGGAGCCATCAACAGTGTAATCGCCTGCTTCCTGGAAGAGGTCTTCCCCCCTTCCAAGGTTTACTCGAGCGATTCTGGACGGGGGGCCAGATAACTCGAATTCCGACTGACCCTGTGTCGATGTGAAAAGGTCCCGTTCTGGTTCGGTATTTCCTCCTCCATCCGACCCAGTATATCGTCTCATCGTTTTCTCCCCGTTCATACCATGATCTTTTTTCCCACAGTCTATATGGACCAATTTCGATGTCAACATGATCCATCACGAGCATGTAAAGGCTCGCATTATGGGCAGTCCGTTTTTCCCTATGGGGTCTGCGTGCAGTAAACAAGATCAACTTCAGACCCCGCCTCTGGATAGTAGTGCGTTGCGATCAGAACTGTGGCGAACATAATCAATGCCAGCAGGACTCGCAAGCCATACCTCATCCGATTGCGATTGCCACCCTTGCACCTCGCAGGCTCGCCTGTCCGGTGCTGTTATCGTTGAGTTCAACTCGAATCCAATAAACCTTGTCCATGCTACCTGAGATGGAGAGTCCGGTCGAACTGGCCACCAGGTCTCCCGTTGATGCCGCACATGCGCACGTAGCATGTACAGTCGTCGCCGCCCCGTAAGCGTTGTCCCAGTCCTTGCTGTGAAGTTTCGCCTCGATCACCTGTCCGGAGGATGTCTTATTCCCAGCCAAATAGACCTCAATGATCTTTTCTCCCTCTTGCAGCTCAATGCTGCGTGAGTGAAGATAACGTGAGGTGTTATCTGGTGAACTGCCACCAAAGTCGCCAATGTTCCCATTCGTGCCCATCGTCCACTCTTCATACGAGCTGGACGCCTTGGTCGAAATAGGAACGAAATCCATCGGGCCCAGGTTCACCCACCGAGTGCGGAGAAGCCTTCCGTCAGCTCGGACTGCCAGCGCCGTGGCGTTCGCCAGGTTCTTGAAAATGAGCACATGGTCTGCATCTGCTCCGCCGTCAACGATGCGTACGGCCTCAGCTGAGCCAAAGGCCCCTGTCAGCGCCTTTATCTGTGTGGTGGTCTCGAGGGCGCCCCACACTTTCATTTTGACTGTACCAGCAGCAGCGGTATTTTTCACGTCAACTGTGCTTAAAACACTCGCTTTATAGGCGTCGATTACAAAAGCAGAACCTGCGAGGTTCAGGAGGCTGATCTCTGCCGTTTGCACTCGGGTGGGTGCGCGTAACTCCGGGACCTGAGTGTAGTCGCCCCTGACCTGCAGATAATTGGTCCCCCCTGCGGTATGCAACCGTACGTGGGTCTGCGAGCTGGCGTCACTCGCATGGGTGGTAATGTCAATTTTGACCTGCCCAGAGTTGTCAGGAATGACCGTCATCGCGCGGTGACTGCCTGTGTCTCTGTGCTCGACGAGGAATGCGGAGATGTAATCACCGATGGACTCCAGGAGAACCTGGGAGCTGTTGTCAAAGACTTGGTTGATGCTGGTCCCGAACTGGATGTAATTCGCGTCCGCCGCCATGCTCGAGGTCTTCACCGTGGGGCCCTTGATGAAGACCTTGTAATCGCTCGCGGTCGTGCTCGGAGTGGTCTGTCCAAGGTATCCGTTGACAGTGACCTTGACGGCACCGCTCGTGTAGGTGGCCGTGCCTGTGAAGATGGCGGCACTCGAGCCCGTCACGGGAGTTGCCAACCAGACCGTCACGGGCCTCGAGACAGAGCCACTGGTCCAGCCGGCACAGGCGACAGTCGTGAGGGTCAGCACGAGGTTGTTGCCGTTGACAACCACCGCATCAGGCTGCCCCAACTCCCCGATGTCCTCGATGTAGGTCCGATAGTATGGCAGTCCATCTGTGCCTGTGCGGACGACAGTCGGGACGAGGTTGGATCGGGCCGCGATGTAATAGGTCACGCCCCCTGTATTGGGATAGGGCACGTTGTTCCAGCCGCTCCCGCTCGAGGCCGAGAGTCGTTCCCCATTGCCGTTCCAGCCGGCCCAAGGGGATGTGGCCAGGGAAAACGTCAAGGTGGACATGGTGAAGCTCACCCTCGTCCCACCAAGCACGCCGCCGCCGCCCCACACATCCCCGCCCAACAGCCGCTGCTGCTCGGTAAGTCGATCGTCCAAGTTGTCGCTGAAGTCCTGCAGGCTCAGCAGACCCGCCACGGGAAGGTTGCTCTTGCTCTGTCCAGTTGCCATCGTTCTCCCCTATGGATTCGGCCCGACCCGGGTCGGTGCAGTCCCGTCCGGGTAGATGATGGCCGTGCTCAGAGATGCAATGTTGTCTGTTCCCAATCGGGCAACCCAACCCAGCGCTCCCGCTGTCAGTCGTGAGCTGCCAACGTCCAGATAAGTCAACACTTCCGTCGCTTCGAGAAACACTCGAATCTCTGTGGTGGATGAGTAGCTGTAGATCTCCATCCGCCACAGATATGGATAGGCAGCGGCAATACTCACTGGCACCGCAGAAACCAGCGTTGTATTGGCCGCGGACTTGCGACGAACAAGCGCCACTGTGCGAGCGTCACCATCGATCTGCACAGAGTAATAGTTGCTACTGTCCGTGTAGTACAGTAGCACATCTACCAGACCTGTCACTCCGAGTCGAAGCCAGGCCAGATAATTGGTCCAAGTCGCCTCAATTCCGCCAAGATTCGCCACCCATTGGTAGTAGTCGGTCGCTGTAATCTCGGCGCGTTCGGCATCGTAACGCCCGGTCCCGGTACCACTGCCCGTCCATAGCGCTGTGCCTGAGAGGCCATCATCCACCATCCAGGCCCTGAGCACATTGTAGCGCTCGTTGTACGGTCGGACCACATTCAGCATTGCGTGTAGGAGGTCGGCGTTCACCGAGCCGTCAGGGTCCCCATACCAGACATCCATGACGTTCTCAGGGTGGTCGTAGTTTGAACTCTCCTCACCGCTTTCATAGGGAAGGATGACGATCTCCCCTGTGTGATTCTCAATGGCCCGGCGATAGAACCAGTCCAAGAGCACCACACGCGATCGGGCGATGGCTGCCGCCAGCACGCGCACAGCGTCATTTCGTCCCTTCTTTTTCCAGGTCGGGATGGCGATCTGGATCAGTCGCCTCAATTCGTCAGTCGACGCGATGTTTGCTGGGGCGAGATCGAGCCCCATGCCAACAAGGGCCGCCAAGTGCGGTACGAGTTCATCGGGGCAGTTGGCAGGGTCCAGGAGCCACGGCAACCGGTCCTTGCGCAGCTCGAGGTATACCTCCATTGCTGCGAGAGGTCCGACCAGACCCCGTAGCGCCTGCTCGCTGTCGTCCGTCCTCATGTAGCCGGGCAGGTAGCCCAGCAATTCATCCATCCGCCCCATGATCCCCCCTTACGCTGTCACCGAATTGACGGTGATCGTGATGGTCCCAGGGACCGGCAACTCTGCGGTATCAAGCGTGACATCCACCCACCCCGAGAGCGAGATGTCGATCACCCCTACCGTCGCCAGAGTGATCGAGGTGTTGATGGCCGCGCTCGTCACCTTCCCGTTCCAGCGCCATTGGTAGCTGGTGGTTTCCGATGTTGAGCCGTCCGCATTCAGCTTGACCCGCTTTGCAGTCGGCTGAAGCGTCGCATTGAGCGCGGCCTCGATGGCAGCCTTGGCCGATGTGGCGTATTCCGAGAGGACATCCACCGTTGCTGTGACATTGATCGAGTGCGGGACGAAGGCCGCGCTGACGACCTGGGTATTTCCCATCACCAGGCCGCCGATCCGCTGTACGCCCACCAGCTCGCCGTTGAAGTAGGTATCTAGCTCGGTAAGTTCTTCGGTCGTGGGGGCGACATTTCCATACCCCACGCAGATGAGCTTCAGCGTCTTCGCGCCGGCGCCCTCCTCAATGGCAAGGGCTCGAATGATGGTCTGAGAGCCATCGGTCTGGCGGAAGGCAACCGCCATCGTCTCCGCGTCTGTGGGCGTGACGACTCGCTCGAGCGTGCGGATGGAGGCCGGAAGCGCCACACGAAGCTCGGCCAGGGATTTATCCGTGGTGCCCTCCTGCACCACCCAGCCGCTGGCAGCTCGAGGATTGCGGATGTTGGTCAGTCGGCCGTTGCCCGACCGATCCTGCTTGATTTCCGACGCCCCAACGTTCCCGCTCTTGTCGGCGCCGTAGCGATAGGTCGCCTTCACCGTCTGGAGAGCCCCCGGAATGGCCCCGTTGGAGCCGTCTCCAAACTCAATCTGCCAGGTTCCGTCTGCCTGCTCCTTCAGCGTGTAGACGCTTTCGTAGCTGGCGGACGTCAGCAGGTTCTTTACCCGCGCCCACTCCACCCCGCCCACCGTGAGACTCAGGAATTCGATCAGCGGGCTGCTGTTGAGGCTGAACGCCTGAGACGCAGTCCCCTCATCTGTCGTCCCGATGGTATCCTCGACGCGCTGCCCCTGGTAGACATGCCACATCAGGGTCCATGTCGTGCGGGAGGGTTCCGCCAGCGAGGAGAGCGAAGGGGACGTGGGGCTCGAGACCGCTGTCACCCGGCCTCGAAGCCAAAAGCCCGCGACATCCTCGGTCCCGTTGCTGACGATCGAGGAAGCCCATCGGCGATCCGTCGTCTGTGGCAGCGTCCAGCTGACCTCTCCTGTTGAGCTCATACGGGTGGACCCGTCGCTCAGACCCGGCAATTCCGGCCAATTCGTTTCTACGGTGTAGTCCGCGGGGTTCGTGCTGGGCGAGGTCTGGCCCAGGTAGCTCGCCGTGGTGATTTTGTTGGTGCTCGAGTTGTAGGCGACGCTGAGCGTCTCTGACAGGCCTGTTGACAGGCATGTGACCTTGACACTGAGGCCGGTTGCGTTCGTCGTTCCGACAACCGTGCCGACTGCGAAGACCAGGGTGGAGCCAGCAATGGTGACGGTATCAGGAGCTCCTTCCCGGAGATCGTCGTAATACTCCCAGCGCAGCGCCGTGATGTTCGTGGCCCCGGTCCCCAGGCTCAACTTCACCTTGTTCCACATCAGGCCCGCATGCCCGATGTAGAGCGCATCTCCGACCGCAGGTGTGCCCCCCCAAAGCGTTCCCGAGGTGTACGCCGTCTTCACTCCGCCGTCGTCCTGGATCATCGTCCATACGCCCGTGGGGCCGGCGTAGAGATCGGAATCCTCGACGTACTCAAACACCAGGGGAGTAGTCTGGCTTGTGCCGGACGTGCCACAGAGACTGTGCGCCCGGAGCAGTAGCGTGGAACCGCTGAGCGCCCCCGAGATGTCCGCCAGGACATCAGCCTCTGCCGGGATGGGGGGGGCGAGTGTATAGCCCAGGAGGTTGGCCGGGCCAAAGAAGGATTGACGCAGCCGGGCCGTCGCCGGATAGGTCTCTCGAGCGGCATGGTCGAGCCGGCAGGCCTGCAAATGACCGACCAGTGCCATGAGCGCCAAGAGGTTATTCACCGGGTCATGGGAATCGGTCTCTGTATGCTCAGGCCATTCCCGGCTCTTGACCTGCTTCAGCGCGGCCAGGAGATTCGGGTAGTAGATGGCTCCCCATTGGAAATCTGGCGTTGTGCTACTAGCCATTGAGGCTCACCCCCATATTACGACGGCCCCCGGTCTCCAGGTCTTCATAGGTCACATCCACGTTGAGCTGTCCATCCTTGAAATCGACGTGGAGTCCGACGAGCCGGGCCCGGCGTGCCCGCTCGAGCCGTCCGAACCGCTCCCGGATGTCACCCTCCAACTGTACACGATCTTCGAGCTTGGCGCCCTTAAATGCGCGATCTTGCACCCCAAGCTTGATCTGTTCCAGCCACGGGTGCATAGAGCCCGCGTCCTGCACAGTCATCACGACCAGCTGTGCCAATGCTTCGTTTTCGTTGCTCGATACCGGGTCCGGCGTCATCTGCGCCGCGCCGTCAATGAGCACAGGAGGCCAGACCATTGTGCGCTTCACTCGATACCTCCTGAGACTGAGCCTGTGGCAGTCGTTGTGCCCGTGCCGGATGAAGGTGTGACCTGCACAGGAATACCACTCGCCGCAATGGCACTTCGTAACTGTGCATTCGTCGCAAGTTCGCTGACAAGAAATCCACAAAATGCTCGCCACATCGCCCGTGCTGTGTCTTCCTGGTCCTGGGTCGTGATAAAACCATGGTCAATGCACCAGTCGACAAAGGCATCTGCGGGTCGGTCGCCATTCATCGCCATTGGCTACTCCTTGATCGTCGCCAGCTGTGCGCGGAGCTGGCCGAACGTCGTCTGCGTTGCAGGGTCAAGGGGCTGAGGCCCCAGGGCTGTCGCCGTCAGCGCGGTCTGGAGCGCTCTGATGAGCGCGTCCAGAGTTCCCACGACGTCGACCGTGGCGCTGCCCAGATACACCTTGCCGCCCGTCACCAGCCGAGTCTTGCTGTCGGTCAGGCTCAGGCTTGACTTCGGCCCCTGAAGCAACAACTCCGCAGCGCTCACGAGCTCGACATTGGCTCCGGTCTCGAGGGCCAGGTAATGACTCCCGTCCTGCGAGGCCAGTCCGACTCGAGCGGGGTAGTTCGCTTTGAACGGCTCCGGGATGGTATTCACCGATCCCACCGTCGCCGGCCCCCAATAGAGAACGCCATCCTCCTCCTCGACGATGACCACGGAATCCACCGGGGGAATCCACCACAGACCGCCGCCTTTGCCGATGTGCAGGCGCGGGGGAATCCACTCCGGATAGGCCTCATCCGGGCCGCTGTAGCCGCCGATCAGCAGCTTCAGATACCCGGGCCGCTCCGAATCGTCGTTTGCCTGCACTACGGCGCTATAGTAGCGCACGCTCATGACGACTCCTTTGGCTCGGCAGCCTCTGTCATGACTCGAGCGAGATCGAGCTCGCAGGAGTAGCCCCCTTCGTCCATCCGGTGCGACACCTGCAGAAGCTCCCAGAGTCCGTTGTACGTTGTCGGCAACCCGGTGAATTCATGCACCTGGCCCACCCACAGGCCGTTCCATCCGACCGTCCTGGCTCGAGCCGTCATATAGGCCTCGTTGCGCGTCTTGAGCCAGAGCTTTGCAAAGGCGAGCGCGTCATCGACGGTCGTCAGCTTCACCTGGGGGACGTTCTCCTTGGTGGCCGCTTTCTTGTTGGCGGACTTGTGCTGTGCCCCACTCTTTGGAGCGCGCAGCGCCTTGATCTGGTCCCCGCTGAAGAGCGTCGATTTCTGCCCGCTATCGGTGATCTCGACGACGACAACAAAGTCCTCCTGACGGGCCTTGTCGTGCCCGGTAATCTCGATCTTCGTCGGCACGCCAGCCAGGTTCATCACCGGGTCAAAGGACAGCAGGTTCCCCGCCTGAAGATCGCTGCCAGCTGCCCAGACATCATAGACGAAGGTCGCTTTCGAATCCTGATTGGCGAGACTCTGTGTCCGGAAGTGAAGCACCTCCTGACCGGTCTTTTCATCCCAGCGAATCACCGGGGGACCGAATCCGTTGGCAGCGGCCAGCCCCTGAAGGAACTCCAGATCGCTTTTGCCCTTCTCTTTCACCCGGCCTGATTGGCGCCGGCCGGTGGTTTCGACACTCGAACTCGTGACCGTCAGACCATATTCAGCCGCCAGGGCTTTAGCAATGTCCGCGTCCGTCATGGAAGCCGGGAACACGCGGGGAGCCTTCCCCTCTGCGAGATAATGCTCGAAGCTGTACCCTCGAATGGTCGCCGTTGGAGTACCCCCGTCAGGGAAATGCCCCTCCTCGCGCACCAGGTAGAAGCGTTGAAGCCCAAGCAGCTCATTGCCGTACCCGAACCGCGGCACCACCTGATTCCCGACCGCCAGCAGGTCCTCCCCCAGAAAGATGTATTTCCGCTGTGCACTGTCAAAGGCGTCGACCTCAATGGTCAACTCGTCGGCGCCGTCGATGGTCGCCTCGACAGAGATCGAGCGCACAAACGGACGGCGGTCTCGAGGGAGCTGGCGCCCGTTGATCAGCAGGTCCCATGCTGGTGCGTCGATCGTGATGACGGCCATCAGTATGCCACCTCCCCGGCCAGCACTTCAGGTAGCATGTCCCAGGTCATGCCCGCGTCGCTCGAGGTGCCTCGAGACCTGGCAAGGGTCTGCACAACGTCCGTCCAGTTGTCGCCGAGGAATGGGAGGGAGAGCGGCTCCACCTCCTCCTGCATGCGCTCGTGATCCGCCTCGAGCACCTTCACCTTGTCGCCGGCCTGTTCGAGCCGGGAAGCGATGGATGGGTTTTCGCGCCTGATAAGCTCGCCCTTTAGGGGATCGAGCCCCATCTTCAGGGCGATGTGCTCAAACGTCTCCCCATCCCCCAGGGTCAGGTATTGGGTTTCTCCCGGGGCCGGAGAGCTCAACTCGAGCTGCACATCAGGAGCTTCCGTTACCTCAATGTCAAAGGTGAAGCCCTTCATGAAGCCAGTGGCGTAATAGCCGACCACCTTCAGGCTCTTGCTCGAGACGTAACCCCGGATGGATGTCCCGCCCCAGGTGAGCAGAATCTTGGGGGCACGGCCCAGCGTGCTGTCCCGCACGTTTAGCCGGTCCACCAGGTCATACGTGCTCTGGATGTTCGTCATGCAGTCCTGCGCTTTGAACTCGGCGCTGAACCGCAGCACGCGCTCTGTATTCGAGATCCACTGCACAGCGGGCGCAACTGTGCCGGGGGTGCTGATGGAACCGAGCTTCGCGCCTTTGCTGACCTCTATCCCTTCAGGCTTGTACTGCCCGACGATGGTGAGCTGCACCTGAGAGTCAAGGGAGACAATGCTCCAGAGCAGATCCTGGGCCATCCTATCCTCCTACCGGCAGCACTTCCGCCGCCCCCAGCGGTGTCACATTCAGCCCACGCCTGAGCACGCGCCCGCGCTGGTGCGGAGGCAGGGCCGGGCCCGTACCGCGCTCGCCTGCGCGCACGGACTGGTCCCCCGTAGCTCGAGCTATCTCCTTCCCATCGACCTTCACGCTGGCGCTGACGTTCACGTTGTTGTCGACCTTCGCAGGCGCCACGTTGACCTGTGGCGCGGCGGCCTGAGTCTTTGCCTGGTCGCGCTTCGTGGCCGCGTCCATCGTCCCCTGGGTGAGCCGTGTGACGGTCTCTCCGAACTCATGTCGTGCCTTTTCCATCGCACCAGAGATGGAGTCCAAGCCGTTCCAGTCCCCCATGCCAGGGATGGTCCGAACGACGTTCGTGATGAGCCGCAGGGCCATCTGCACGACCCCGAGCGTGACCTGAGCGACGATGTTGGCGGCGCCCAGCAACAACCCCAGCAGCCCACGGCCGATGTTCGCAACGAAGTCCCCAAAGCTGAGGGACCCCGTGAACAGGCCGACAAAGCCCTTGGCGATTTGCCAGACCGTGGCCAACACCGGTGCGAGCGCCTGAATGACTACATCCAGAGCAATGAGCACGACGTCGATGATGGCGGCCAAAGCCCGGAAAGCGACGCCCACCACGCCCCCGATGAAGTTCCCCAGGGACTCCCAGAAATTCAGGTCGGCGCCGTCGCCGGCCAGCGACGAGAACAGCCCCTTGATGGTATCCCAGAGCCCCAGGATTGAGGGCTTGATCATGTCGATGGCCTCGCCAAACGCGGCGAAAGCGGAGCCCCCCAGGCCTGTGCCAAATGCCTTCACCAGGTCCCAGACATAGGTTGCCACCGACACGACCGTATCGATGAGGCTCGAGAACATGCTTTTGACGAACTCGAGCGGCCCTTCCCCCTCCTCACGGAAGATGCGGAACACCGCATAGGCAGCGGCTCCGACGATGAGCAGGTTCTGTGCAAAGGCCGCCAGCGCAGCCGGCGCCAGGAACTCCAGGACAGCGGTGCCAATGGTGATAAGCCCGGAGATGATGGGTCCGAGAATTGCCGCGGCAGCTCCCACGCCCAGCAGCGCCGTACCGATCCCGGCAATGGTCATCACGAGCCGCACGACTTTGGCCTTGCCCTCATCGCCCAGGCCGTCCCACCAGCCCAGCAGTTGCTTCATGAGCGGGGCCAGGTATGCGTCGAAGATGGCTCGAGCTGCCTGAATCTGATCGGTGACTCCCTTTACGATGGCCGGCGTTTGTGCGCTGATCCATTCGGTGATAGGGACCAACGTCGGCCCGAGTTGGTCGTTGATCCCTTTCCCCACTGCCTTGAGGATGGCGGTGCCCGCGTCTTTCAGCGTGGACAGCCGTCCCACGAAGGTCTCAGAGAGCGCCTTGACCAGGTCCCGGCCCCCGGTCATCTTTGCAATGTCCTTCTCGAGTCGCGCCTGCACAGCCGCAGCGAACGCAGCGGAGCCGGCCTCACCAGCGGCTTTGAAGTCCTCGGTCTTGTAGGTAAGACCGAACTCCTTCAGACGCTCGAATCCACCTCCAGAGCTGGCGTCCAGCAGGGCCTCTACCGCGTCCGTGATGTTCTTGGTCGGATTGAGGGCAGTCAACTGCCCCATCGTCTTGAGCAGGTGGACATTGGCGTCCACGTTTTGCCCGGACAACCTCAACAGGCGCTTCGACCCTTCGATCAGATCCCCCTCCTCAAAGGGGGTAGCCGCTGCGTATTGCGAGATGAGACTGAGCAGGTAAGCGCTACGTTCCTGGGAACCCAACAGGGTATCGAAAGTGATACGCTGGGCCTCGAGGTCCGCCGCAAGGCCGGAAGCCTTGAAGCCGAGGACGCCCATCATAGCGGAGAGAGGGGCCAGACCCAGGGCGATCTGGCCGAGACCAGTGGCAACGGACTTTGCAGTAGCGCCGAGTTGCTTGAAGGTGTCCCGGAGCGAGGACACGCCCTGACGAGCTCGCGCCATTCCGACTTGAGCAGGCCCTGCATTGAAGTTGAGGACGGCTCCGAGGCCCCACTGCTGCAACAATCCCATCAGCGACTCCTGCGGAGTTGTTCCGCCTCACGCTCAAAATCGTCGCGGAGGCGTTCGTAGAGGCGAAACGCCTCCTCCACTGAGAGCGTGCCGAATTGCTCAGGGCCTCCTAATCCGGGGAGGAAGCGGGCCAGCCCATAGAACAGACTGTCCCACTGTTCCCCGTCCACTACTTCAAAAAGGCCTGCATAAAACCCGGAGACCTCCAGTCTACGAGCGCCTCGTTGAGCTCACCGCAACTGGGGCACTGAACATCCAGCCGGAGATCGAGTGTCGGCGTGATGCGTCCCAGCGCCTCGTTGCATAGGTTCAAGTCCTCCTCCATCCAGGTATCGATGATCCCGGGCGGAAGCTTCATAAACTTGCCGATGTCCACAGTATCTACCTGAACCACGGACGCCTCAATGAGCGCGGCCCCCAGGGCAACCGTGTTGTCCCATTCCTGCGCCGTCAGGGGCCACACCGACGTCATGAACGAAGGCGGCTTGAGCAGGACTGTCCGAACGGTTTCACCCTTGGGATATTCAAAGCCGTGGTGCAGGCCTACACGAACCAGGGGAGGATTCGCCAAGCTCGCATCGGGAGGCAACGCCGACACCTTCAGCGTGTCGAACTTCACATTCACCTCCGGCCAGTCGATTCCGCAGATCCCACAGCTCAACCCCTTCATCGCATAGCCGCCCGGCTTTGCGGCCCGATGATAGGCGATCATCAGGAAGAGGAAGTCCGCGAAGGTCAGCTCGGCCACCTTCAGGGCTCTCTGCTTCATGTTCCTCTCGCCCGCTAGGTCATGCTGACCGAGCCGCGAGATGCTCATACCCAGCCAGTGTGCGAAGAGCTGGCCGGTCTTCTTGACGAGGCCCTGATCCTGCTTCAGCTCTCCACGTTTCTTGGCCAGTGCCACGGTCGCTCGCTCAAACACCACTTCGCGGCGACTGCCATCTGCCGTGAGAAAGCCGTGGGGGAGTTGCCCCTCCAGCTCTCCCAGGGTGGTTTCAACCAACTCGAACGATACCGATGTCTCGCCCGGCTGCAAACTCGGAATGCGCTCCGACTGTGCCATTTGCCTGTCCTCTCCCTTGGGTTACGCAGAGATCAGAGCTGAATCTCTGCCGAGTCCACGCTGATCGTGTACTTGGCGTTGCCCTGCTTGCCATCCTCTGCTTTGTTCATCGCCGGGAGGGTCTCCTTTTCGCAGATGCACCCGATGAGGGAAACAACACGAGCGGGAAGCCCCGCAGCGCTCATAAACGTCATGAGCCCGCCCTGCACATACCCCGGAAGTGCCGCCTTGCAGGCGAGCAACCAGGTGTGCAGCGCAAGCTGACCGGGGTCATGGAGCGGCACCTCGATATCGAAGCTGAACGGCTTCGTCTCTCCGGTAGACCGCTTGGTGCGATCACTCATCTCGGCCATGATGACTTCAGTCACCATCTCGCCGGTGCTGATGATGTACAGCAGCGGCACAGCGAACGCGCCAATAAACTCGAGCTTGAACTTATTGGTCATCACTGCGCCGGGAAGCACTTCGCCCTTCATTTACGTCTCCTTCCTGGCATCGATTAAGCCGCGCCCTGAACCGCCACGCCCTTGCTGCCCACCGACACGATCACCCGCTCCGCGGTGTTCACGATGTCGAACGCGATGTCGATGTGCATATTCCCCTTCTCGCGTTCGCTGACGGGGTTGTTGCTCGAGTCCACCTTGATCGACACCTGCTTGTCGAAGGTTGGCCCCTCAGAATCGTCAAACCAGCCAGCAACAAACCAGTCCTGGAACAGCGTCCGCAGCAGGTAGCGGGACTGTGCAAAGGTGCCATCGTTGATCGGCCTGAACTCGAGCTGATCCAGACCCGTCAGAAGCGTCTGCACCACATGACCGATGGCGAGCTCCTTGTGCTTCCACAGTCGACCCTGATAGCCGGGAATCCGGTCCCCTCGCACGGTAATGACACTGCCTCGAGCACGAATCTCGATGAGCCCGTAGCTGTTCAGCGCCTCGTTGTTGAGCACCGTCTTGCCCGTTGGAAGGCTCTTGACGGTCGGGCTCAGTGTATAGTCGGGGCCGGCTGGCGCCAGATGAACGCCCTTGTTGACGACGGCAAGCGCCGCTTCCTTGCCCATGATGAGCCCGGTCAGGCTCGCCAAGTACAGCCCGGTTCCATAGGGATTGGTGATGTACCCGTAGCTGGGCCAGTGGATGGCGTGGGCGTCCTGAGCCTCCCCGATCTTGAGGTTCGTTTCATGCCAGGCGATGGCTCCCGATTCTGTCGTGGTCCCGCTCGGGATTTCAGTGTATGCCATCATCCCCTTCTGAAAGGCGTACTGCATGAGCTGCGCCTGAGCCGTCGCGTCCGTCACACCCGGCATGGCGAGCTTCAGCATGCCCGTGGGGTAGGGCAGAATGTTGTTGATCAGACTTGTGTTGCTGTCCAACTTTGCCACGTAGGTGCTCGCGGCGACGCCAGCAATGCCATCGTAGCCACCGGCCAGAGCCTGACGGTATTGAATGCGCCCGATCTTGCCAGCCACTCCGATCAGTGCCTCAGCATTCGTGAAGCCAACGACTGCATTCAGAGTCCCGTTTCCGATGGTGAGCGTAGCCGTGTTCCCGAAGTCCTGGGCGCTCGAGATCCGTAGTTTGTTGCTCTCTGCGGTAAAGACCACCACGACATCCGAAGCCACACCACTCACACGGGTCAGCTCAAGCCCGTTCAGATGATCCGCCAGCTGCTGAGCCGTCTGGGAGCTGGTGAGCGTCGATGTGAGCGTAATCGGAGATCTGCCTTGAGCCGTGAAAATGAGAGTCTGTCCGTTCGAGAGAGTCCAGGGGCCGGCAATGCTGCCAAGTCGCGTCGGAGCCGACGGGGGCACTACGAGTCCCGTCAGGTTAATCCCGGTCTGCAGCGTGATCGTGTCGTAGGTGTTCCCCACGATGAGGTACCGGTTCCGGACGTTCCCCTCGCTCGATGCCGCTGCGGGGTAGTAGTAGGCGCCGCCCTTCGACTGATGCAGGTTCGTCGGGAGAGGCCGGGCGTAGATGAAGAGCTTGTCACCGCTGACTGCGTTCACGCCACCGGCTCGAGCGGTGAAGCCTGGGAGCCAGGGGTGCTGTGCCGCATAGGCCATCCCCAGGGTGCCGTTGGGCAGTCCGACAACGGAATAGCCGCCCTCCTCCATGACCGCCGAAACGGTGAACGTGGTGGAGTTCGTGAACGTCAAGGTGATGAGGCATGGCCTGGGGTCGGACCCCCAGGTGACATCATTCACGGTGTCAACGTAGGGCGTCCCCGTACCTGTGCGCGTCCACCGCAGCACCTGAAACTTGACCTGGTTCGTGGAGATCATCCCGTTCGGGGCCGGGATCTCCGCGAAATTCGCCGGTCGGGCGAGCATGTCAGCCGGGTCTCCGACGTAGCTGTCCGTGACCGAGATCTCGTAGTTGTCGGTGTCGTCCTCGATCGAAGACTTCCAGTACCTCTTCCCGCTGGAGTCGAGCGCCAGATTCTCCCAGCCCGAACGGGGGGCGTCCCCATCGCGGTACGGGTAGAAGGAGAAGTAGCTGTTAGGGTTCTCGCCACCATCCGAGATCTCCACCTCCAGCGCCTCCGCCATCCCGGTGATCTCGTTGGTATTCACGAGCTCCATGTTCCAACGGCCATCGCTGGGGTTGCTCAGACTCGAGTCGAACGTCCCGTCGATGGTGAACACGCCCTGAGCCGTGTTGGAGATGACCCGGTAGGCCGCCGCGGGGACGTCCTGGGGAAACTTCAGCATGGCCCCGACCCAGGCATTCGCCTTGGTGGTAAAGCCGAGGTTGACCGTGGTCGTGCTGGTAACGGCGCCGGCGCCGATGTCTCCAGCCATGACGGCGCGTCGACCACCCCAGCGCCCACCGTTGTGCGCGCTGATGGTACCCAGGTCGGCATAGACAATGTGGGGAGCCTGCTCCACGACCGACGTATCCACCTTCCGACCGCGAAGAGGCCTTGATGCCTTCACATCGGTGCCATCGGTGACACGCAGGATGTGCAACTCCCCGGCTCCCTCGCCAGCAGAGTAGTAGTGCTCGCAGCATAGGGGAGCTTGAGAGGAAGTGGTCAAGCCTCCATAGATCCGCCTGTACTGGCTGAGGCCGCTCTCGAGGCTGATGACCTTGTCGGTCGGGCCGCTGCGGAAAATACCCAGAATGACAGCACCCCCATAAGGGCCCTGCTCGATGGGTCGCGCTGCCGCCTTGCGCACTACCTGCGTACCCACTCCCTTGATGGCACCGAACACCCGCGTCTGACTCATGGCATCACCTCGTTGGTAAGAACTCCCCCCTCGCGCACGAGGTAGGTCGTGATGAGATCTTGAACCGGGAAAACCCAGAATGTCAACAAAACTGTTGCTTGTTGCTCATATATACCCCCGCTATCGGGTGCTGTATCGTTGAATTCGTCAACCAGCACGACTTCAACGACTTCTCCCGACGCCGGGCTGAGCATTGCCCGGTATCCAGCAGAGGTGAACCACGCCCGCAAAGAATCGACCAGGCGACCAACATCGGAACGCAGCTCTCCGATCACTCGCAGGTTCAGCCGGCGACGCACATGCGTGCGAGCTGGCATGACGAGGGCCGTTGGCGGGTCCGCATACAGGTCGCGGATGTAGATGTCCTCTCCGCCGTCGAGGGCATCCTCGATGGACTGGCCGAGCACCAGCACCGATGGCAGTTTGTCGACCTGTACAATATCCCGGTGCTGGGACACGACGATATGCGGAGCATACCGAAACTCGAGCCGATAGGCGTGTCCGGATGGGATGGGATCGTCAGGAGTCCATACGCCATCGGCGTAGACTCCTGACAGCTCTGTCTCTTCCGCAGGGTCCGCGGTCTGGTCAAACGCAGCGTCCACCCCTGTGACATCGTAGGTCCACTCGTCGCCTGGTACCGCAATGGAAGCGAGCTCGCTCTCGGCGGTGGATTCGATGACCCCGGTGGCGCTGATGCTCGCCCGCAGGCTTGCCAGGACTGTGCGGACCAGGGCGTCATCGTAGGCATCGATCTCGACGCATCCATACGCGAGCCGCGCCCCGTAAAAGGATGGAGTCACCTCTGGATCGTCCGTGGAGAGCTTGACCACGATCTGGATGATCCTGCTCGATGCCGAGAGCCCGGCGATGTTGCTCTGCAGGAGCTGCCCGGTGGACCAATGATCATCGGTCGTAGCCACTGCCCAGGCCGTCCCGTTCCACCACCATTCGTCTGAGCCATCAAACACGCGGAAGCTCACTGCGCTGCCCGTTGGAGCCTCCCAATAGAGCTCGAGCGCCTTCCAGGCTCGAACAGCAGATGCCTCGAGCACAGGAGTGCGAGCGGTGCGAGATCCCCCTGCAAAGTCATCGTCGATCACGTAGTGGCCGCTGACCTTTGGCAGCCTAGCTCGAGCCGTGAACATCATGCCTTTGCAGGCGTTGAAAAACATCCCTCCCAGCCCACTGCCCGCGGTATAGGAGGGGGACAGGAGCTCCCATAGCACATCTTCGGAGTCAGGGCCTCGCTCGAGATCGGGCACATCCTGGCCGCTGTACAGACGCAACGTCTTTTCATCCAGGAGCAGGTCGGCCACATGAATCTTGAGGACTCGAGCCATTACGCGGCCTCCCTGAATGCCTGCTCAACAGCGTTCGTCCAGCGCTCTTTGACGTAGCCCTGGAAGGTTGCATCTCGAAGCACGGCCTCGAGGAATGGTCGTCCAGGGATGACCCAGATCCCGGGCTTGCCGCTGGCGCCACCCAGGCCGAAAAGCATGTCTGTTGCCGCCGCGTTCATGGCCTTGCGCTGTGCAGGCTTTCGCTCGCTGATAGAGACCATCGCCCGCCCAACCTCCGCAAGAAGGCGCTCGCGCTCTTCAGGCTTGTTGCGCATGTCCATCGTGAAGCCATCATGGAGCCGCTGCGCGATGGATACCTGCTCCTCCCCCACCTCTGTCTTGATGACGCCAACCCGTAGCTCAAACGGGTTCTGCAGCTTGTAGCTGATGGCCTTGATGAGGTTGCCGTGATGGACGAGGGGCGTACTCGATCCCTTCAGAATGATCGTGATGGGCGAGTTCGGAGCATACTCCTTGGCTCGAATCTTTCGCACGGCCATCGCCCTGAACTTCATCCCGATGGCTTCGTTTGCGTTCCGAACACGAGCCGTGAGGACTGGTCCAAAGACCGCCCAATTCAGTGCACGATCCATCCGGTCCCAATCCCCTGAGAGGACAACACCGCTTTCGCCAGAGCCGCCCCCGCCGCTGCCCGCCGCTCCACCGCTCGAGCCTCCAGTGCCCTTGATAAAGCGGCCTTTGCTGTCCCTCATCGCTGGCACTATAAGCCCTCCTTGACTGTGCGGCTTGGGGGCCGGGTCTTTGCAACGGCTGTGACCGTCTTATCCGCATGGAACTCCGCAGCGTCCGGCTTTGCCAGCTCGAGGTACCAGTTACAGGTCGTGATCAGTCCGGCCCGGTCTCGATAGCCGATCATAAAGTCGCCATCAGCTGGCGAATAGCCGAGTCGCGTCAGGTCTCGACGAAGGAACACCACATCGGCCTGGGCGTCCAAGCGGGCGCCTCCAGGGTACATGGCTCGACGGTTCTCGCTGATGACGTCGACCTGTGCTGGGATCTCCACAAGGTCACCTCGAGCGATGTATGTCGACGGCTCCCGGAGCAGATCATCGATGCGGGTGGATGACCTGGCGATGGGCCTGATGAGCACTGTGCGCGGGTTGATCAGGCGAGCTCTCATGGCTTCTTGCACCTCCGACGACTGTGCGGGGGCAATATGAGCGGGAGAACGTGTTGCGGCATGGGCCGCATTTCGTACTCTCCATCAATCCCCTGGTTTCTCAGCTCTGCCATGATGGCTTCCGCCTCCACCCGGCTCGGTACCAGCAGCGGCTGGCCCGGCAGGAGTTGCCATCCGCGCACCCATCGTGGTATGGACGATCCTCGTGCCACAATGGCCTGGCACTGGTTGTGCTTACACCATTCGGAAGACCAGTCCACCGATTTCGTCGACACTGGCGACCCCCACAAAGGGCGGGCGCTTGTACTTGGCAATAATCTGGTCGACGATTCTGTCTCCCGTGAGGCCCCCGGACATGCCTATCTGCGCCACCATGTACCCACGCCCGTGGGTGTTTTCCTGCGCGATAAAATGGCGCCGCTTGTCTTCCTGCGCGTCCGCGTCACCCTCGTAGGGAGACAGGATCTCCACGAGGCGAGCGATAGCTTTCAGAATGAGGCCCGGGGTTGTTCCATCCTCCTCGAGATAGCCCCAATCGGCCGTCACATGGACGTTCCGAGTGCCACGGGACCATTTCGCAGTGGGGAACAGGCTACTCAGCGATGCGCCGCTTTGGCCTGTGAGCTCGATATACGGATCTTGGCGGGGGTCGTCGAACCCAGCAAACCCGACGCCATCATTGATTCGAAGATCGTCCACGTCGATCTCAGTGGCGTTATCACCCTCGCCCACCGTCACCGCCGTGACTCCTGTGCCTCCCTGGGCAGTGGATACAACAGGTAGCGGAAGCTCGAGCCGCCTTTTGCCAGTCCCGTCGATATCCAGTGTACCGTTGCGCTTGAGGAAGAATCGCCCGGTGGCCGCATGAAAAGTTTGCACAGCGTCCCGGAGTAGAACCTCAAGCCGAGCGTTTGAGGGGCTTGAAGTCCATTGCGGACCCAGGTAGTCCGACCGGAGGGCGCTGAGTGCGAGCTCTTTCGTGCTGCCAAAGTAGCGCCAAGTCTCGATCGCTTCAAGTGCCATATGCCAACCCCTCAGAGTAAAAGGCCCGGCACCGCTCTCACGGCCCGGGCCAGTCCTGCCAACATGCCGGTCGCTGGGCCAAATTACTGTACCAGCTCCTCAAGATCCAACTCAATCGCCAACCGCCCCTCCGCGAAGGCCGTCACGCTGGCGATCACGAGGGAAAGGCTATCGCCGGGAGCGAAGGCATTGTTGGCGCTGGCCGCGCTCAATGCGGTCACAGCACCGATGGTCTTCGTGCCAGCGTAGGTGGCCGCGAGGCCACTGATCGCCGTGCTGCCGATCTTGAAGCTCAGAGCCGCCGTCTTGCTACCGGTCGTGATGGCCTTCTCGCAGATGACCCGGCCACCGGTGATACGGCCGTGGATCTTCGGCAGAGGCAGAGTGATGAACGGGTCGGCATTGGCCAGGTCCGCCGCGTCGAAGGAGCCCAGGCGAAGCGACTGGAACGGACGATAGAACGACTTCGAGCTGACCGGGTCCTTCAGATAGCTCGAGCCCACGCTCTTGTAGGACGGATCCAGCTCATAAGAGCGCCGGGTCCGATCCAGGGTTAGTGTTACCGTCGAACTCGAACGCACGAACTTCGCGTCGCCGCAGATCTGGTAGCTGTAATCACCGATGGCCGACTCGAGCGCCGACTCCGAGATGATGGATGTGCTCCCAGTGGTGCCTGGCGTTCCGGTGATGACCTTGCTGAAGAGGCCGTTCACTTCTGGCACGTAGTAGATGACGACCGTGGCGCGAACTTCGTACCCATCGGCTAGAGTGCTGTTGTCGTAGGGCTTGAGATTGTTCTCGCCCGGAAAGTACTGCACCTTCCCATCGATCACCGCTTCACCGGGCTCAAGATCGAGCCTCAGCGCGTTCGAGGCCTGAGCCACGCTGGGGTGCAGCAGGTGAAGACCGAAGAGCCGATTGACGCCCATGACGCTGTGAGGTGTCACAGACTCCTGCCTGTTGTCCAACCGCATGAAAAACCTCCTGCACCTCGTGGGTGCTACTTCAGATGGGCCTGCACAGCGGCCACGAGATCATTCCAGCTCATGCTCTTGGCGTTCTCCGGCAGAGGAATCCCGGCCTTCCGCGCTTCGGAGCGGAGCGACATCACGGACTTGGACGGACCCGCGATCAGGGCTCTCACCTTCTCGAGGGGGTCCGCAGAATCACCACCAGAGCCGGACTGGTGCAACGGCTCATCCTCCAGGTCGGCAGCGGAGAGGCCTTCGCCCGGGCTGCCTGAACGCTCAGGCAGGGAGGACACTTCGGGACGAGGTGACGGCGCTGGCTGGACAGGCTTGCCTGGTTCCTTCTCGGGCTCTTTCACCTTCACTTCTTCCTGACGCGGCTGCTCAACCACGGGGGGGGGAGCCTTCGCAGGAGGCGGTGTGGGTGCAGGAGCACGGGCAGATCCCAGGAGCACGTCCAGCACGTCCTCATCAGTCAACAGCAGGAGCGCTGACACGATCGCGATAACTGTCGTTTTCCGCTGGGGTCGAGGTAGTCCCTCAACCCAGGCAGTGACTTCCGCAACGCGCTCAGCAGATGACAACTCTCGAGGCGGCTCAGGGGTGGGAACCTGCAATGTCAGGCCCGATGGAACGAGCCCGGCAAGCAGTGGCCCCACATCGTTGGAAACGGTCTCATAGATCGCCCGCGCTTCTGGCGAAAGCTCGGAGAGCATGGCACCAACTTCCATCAGCGACTTGCGGAGGACCCCTACCACGCGCATGGCCGTTTCACGAGGCTCATGAGCTGTGATGGGAATGCCTCCCGGCGCGTCGTGCCCGTGAGTCTCCACGCACTTCCAGGCAGGGTCCTGCCGAAGTGTAAGAGCAGAGGGGGACGACAGAGCCACAGTTATTTCCGCACCGCGATGATATGTCTGCCCCTCAAAGACTCGGCTGTGCGCCGTCAGAGTCGCCTTTAGAATCCGTGCCATGCCTTCATCTCCTCGCCATAGTGCGCAGGCGTTACATCAGGCCGTCAGTCCGGGATTAGAACTCCTCAACCGGGATGACCACGCCGTCCTGTAGAACCATCGCGTCGGGGTTGAAGAGAATGACGTCCATCTCCCAATAAACGTCGAAGCGAATCCGCTCGAACTCCTGCTCAAACTTCCGGTACACTCGGACGCCACCGTCCCCGGACCGGGTGCACATGACGAAGCAGATGTTCTTGGGGTTCGTCAGAATGATGGACGTGCAGTCCACCACGTCAAGCGTGTAGTCGCTCGCGGTCGTGCTGATGGTCGACTGGCCCAGGGTGCCCGACGCGGTCACGTACAGGTGGCTGGACTCTGCCGTCACGCTCAGCGTCTCGCTCTTGCCGGTGGCCACGCAGGTGAGCTTGACCTGGCGTCCGACGTGAGTGCTGTTGTACCCGCCGAAGAGCGTATCCACCTGGGCCTTGACCTTGCCGGAGCTGTTGGTCACGGCGTCCGCTGCGGACGTGCTCTTGTTCAGGGTGCTGAAGCCCTGGGTGTTCGGAAGCTGGGGCACCAGCAATGGCGCGATACCCTGGGGATTGTACCGAAGCCGCTGCTCGGTGAGGCCCCGCAGAGAGCCAGCGTTACCCTGAGCGGCGAATTCGTTGACCTCCCAGGTGAACTCCTGGTCGATTCCGGGGTGGACCATGAACCGCAGATTCGGATCGTCGACATACTCGACCGGCATCTTCTGCTGGATGGCCTTCCACACGTTCCTGGCGTAGGTCTTCCCGTAGTCCGTGGTCCGCCGAATGGCCTTCGACCGGGCCTGAACCAGCACACCATCGGACCCAACCAGGAGGCGATTCTCCCTGGTGCTCAGATCGGTGATGGACTTGTCGCCCCGGATGATGACCTTACCGAGCGAGTTGGCGAGCTTCCGAGCAAACAGGGTGACCACGGCCTGCTGGAAGTTCTGCGTCCCCGACGCCCGTGCCTCGCTGATGTCCTCGAGGGTCAGGTAGAAGGTGGACTGGTACTTCGTACAGGAATAGGCCCGACGATCCATGCTTGGGCTCGAGGTGATGGTCTTGCCGTCGTTCTCCTTGACGGCCTCCGCCACATCGCCGCTGATGTCTACGGTCGGAATCTCGCCAGACCGCTGCTCGCGCAGCCGATAGCTGACCTGGCTCAGCCACTGCACATTCGCCGTCGCCAGCACGACGAGAGATTCGATCTGGGGCCGGTTCATAAACTGACCGACCTGCACGGACGATGTCGTGATGACGCTCGGCTCCGCAGCCTTCAGCGCATCATGCCCGGCAAGCGTGGCTCCGGCGCTGTTCAAAAGCTCCTGGTTATTCAAAATACAACCCTCCTACTGAATGAACGCCGACGCCACGATTACCGAGTGGCCGTCAGACCGGTGAGGTCGAAAACGGACCCGGCGAAAATGTCATTGCCCTTGACCGCAGACTCTCCACCGCCACCACCCGGCAGTGAAACTGGGGGCCGCGGAGCCTCCCTGAGCTGCTTCAGTTCGGCGGTAACCTGATCGAGCTGAGCCTTCATCGCCTCCACGCCCTGGCCCCCCTGTCCATGGGTCTGAGCCTGATCGATGGCGGCCTTGAGTGCGGCAAGCTGCTCGGGCTTTGCCGCCTTGAGGGCTGGCACGATGGTGTTTGTGTCCAGAGCCCCCATGAGCCCGCGCTGGAACATTCCCAGGAGGTCTGGCGGAGTGCCATTCAGGTTCTGCCCAGAAAGCTGCCCTGCCAGAGCGTCCTGAATCATGGACGGCTGTGGCTCGCCCTGCACAGCGGCCTTCATGGTGGACTGGTAAACCTCAAGCCCCTTGGCCGCCAGTTCCGCGTCGGTCGCCTTGGGGTTCAGGGTCTTAAGAACTTCAATCGCACCCTTGGCGGCAGCCTGAGAATACTGGACTGCCTGCTCGGGGCTCATCGGCTGCTTCGCCATGTTAACACCCTCCGACGCCGATGGCGTCTGGTTGTAAGACTTGGCCGCAGGGGAACACTTCCCCTTGTCGGCTCCGGTCGCGGTTTCCCCTCCAATGCTCTCATCCTCAGAGGAAGAGGAAGTACCATCCACCGCCAACAGCTCATCGAGAAGAGAGAGCACCATCTCGAGGCCAGTCTTCATATCGGCTCCCTTGGACTTCGCTTCATCGAGCTTCGCCCGGGTGGCCTTCGAAATCGTTCTGCCAGCCTTCATCACTTCCATCGAGGTGGAAGCGGACATCCGGCTGGATGCGCACATCGTTGCGCAGGTGAGGCAGGTGCTTGCACACGCCTTGGCCTCAGCGAGATCAGACCCTGCACAGGCCATTGCACAGGCTCGACAGGCCATCTCGCACATCACGAGGGCCATCGGAGCAAACGACGAACTCCTATTGCAGAGTTGAATGCAAAGGGAACAGATGTCAACACATTCTTGGCAGGCGCGAATGCAAGCACCCATATCCGCGACGTTTGCCTGGTTCATGCAGGCGGAGATACACAACTGGCATGCTCCGATACACGCCTGGCAACAGGCAACGATGGAGGCCGTATCCATCGTCATCGCCTTGATAGCCTTCGCGGCAGCGGCCAAAGCCTTCCGCACAGTCGCATTTTTGGCTGCAGCCAGCGGAGCAACGATAGACATCAGGTGACGATGGAACTGAGTGAGAGCAGCGTCTACTGCAGCGACTTTGTCGGGAACAGCCTCATCTTCGAGGATGTTCCGGATCACGTCCTGCAAAGCGTCTGTCGACCGCCAGAGGCCGTTGTTCAGCGTGTTGACGGCGAGAGCCGCATCAAAAGTGGTAGCGTCCACCGACTTCGTTGCACCTGCGAGGAACGCTTCACCGAGCGCGCCACCGCCGAACCACTCAGCCGGGCTGATCATCCGCTGGTACCAAGCGAGCTTCACGCCAGGAGTGAACGTGATGGGCGCGGAGGTATCGGACTTCGCCGTGACGGTCCTGCGGTTGGCGCCGGCCGGCACAAGAGAGACGAACGCCCGGTCTCCGTCCATCTGAGGATGGGACATGATGGTGAACATCGGCTTACCAGCCCCATCACGGGGGAGTTTGTCCAGCATTTCGGCGTTGTCAGGCATGTGCCTCTCCTCCGGTCCGTACAGTCACAAGGGTTTTGTTGACGAGGGTCTCGAAGGATACTGCCTCGAGCACACCGGAGTCAACCATGAGCCATTCGGGCGTGCCCGGCTGAATCTTCACGACCAGCACCCAGCAGCCAGGAAAAAAATTGGGGGAGGCGATCTCCGGAGTGTTCACGAAGCTCTGCACGACCTTCAACCCCTCTCGAGGCTGCTTGTCGTGAAAGGCGTCCAACTTCCGGCTGTGGACCAAGAAGTCCTCGGCCATCTTGATGAGGTCATCTTGCAGCATGACCTCCCCCTGGCTGTCGATTGGATCGAGCGCCAGTCGGGCAAGGTCAGGCTGTGCAGCTATGACCTGGCGATAAGCGTCGCGCTGTGTCAGCACAGTATTCGCGGTCATCAGTGCTTCGACCTGGGTCCAGAAGTCCGAGAACGCCTTGGGATCGAACGGGAGGTATACTTCAGCGTAGATAAGTCCTTCCTTGAGGACACCGCCATCAGTGCCCTTCCGAACTCGAGCGATCTTGACTTGCGCTCTGCTCACGCGGTCGACAGCCTCAGCCACCTACGATCCCTTTCAAAATGGATAGCGTAGTCCGGATTGCAAACGGTTCACCCACCAACATTAGCGATAGACTACGCACACACTCTAAGGATATGACTGCTTTCAACGAAGCGTCAATAAAATCCATGTAGGCTGTGCCTGTTTTCTGCACAGTCTTAGCGGATGAGGATCTGCGAGCGACAGAACATGTGCTGGGGGGGCATGATGACACCCATCGCAACGAGCTCAGGAGCGCTCAAGAGCGCTCCCGTCGCGTCCGTGATGTCGGAAACCTTGACCCAGGGGGCGATGGCCTTCCACTCCTCCGGGTCCTGGGCCTGAAGTAGACGATCGCGAAGGTCTATGGCGTGTTCGACTCGAAAGATGGTCCCGTTCAGCGCCTCGCACACGGGAGACGTGCGCTCGTCCATCGGGTTGACGTACTCGTACTCTTCCACCTCGATGTTGACCATCGTGGAGAGGGACCCGAACGTGCGCGCCCGGGTCGTGATGACGTGGCTGAACCCCTTCCAGTAGCTCTCACTCCGCTTGAAGACGGCGTTCTTGAACATGCTGGCCAGCTTCTCGCCAGCTGCTTCAGCGCCATATCCCTTCTCGAGCACCATCTCGCGAAGCACATCGTCAATTACCCCCTGGGGAATGACGTCGCCGTAGTGCTTCCCGACCCAATAGATTCCATTCCGGTTCAACCCGGCGATAGCGTCGGCATCGGCCACCCCGAAGGACATGCTGACGTTCGCCGCCGTGGACATCTCCTTGAGGCCCAGCTTGTACGAGCCCCGAAGCGCTGGCAGCAGCAGATCCTTGTCATCGTCGGTCAGTTGTATGCCAGCGGCTATCAGCGCTTCGCGTAGCGAAAGCATTTCCCCGGTAACGGCGGCAGCTCTCTCTGCGATGGTTCCAGGCCGATCCGAGATGGCAGCAATCTTCCTGATGGCTGCTCCGATGAGGGGGCCGGCTGCCGTGGAGAACGCATCGATCAGCAGCTTACTCAGGCGAGATGTCAGGACGGTGTAGCTGGGGGGGGAGGCTTTGATCCCTGCGACTGCGCACATAAGTCCGTGCGCGTCATCAGCTGCCTGTACCAAAGGACTGTCCAGGTCAAAACACACAGGCTATTCCTCCGGAGCTGCAAGGGTCTCAACGAGGGCCGGAATAGGCTCGAGATCCACATGCACGAGGAATGGGACCATCAGTCCCTCAACTTCCTGGGCCGGGACATGAAGATACGCACCCATGTCGATGTTAGGAGTGTAGGGAGTTCCATTCCCCTGGTCATCATAGCCTATGAGACTTAACTCAGCTCTCTTGCCATCCGCGCTGTATACAAGGCTCTCACACCTTGCGATGATGCGAAGCCCTCCAGCGGGAGTTGGACGGCGCCCCCAACGCCAGGGCTCCAACCGCAGATTGATCTCATGCCCCTTCGTAAATGGCACCGCATCATTCTTGAGCCCGTCGACCCATAACCATCCTTCATCGGTTCTCAGCTCGAGCCATGTGCCAACCTGCACAACCTGCATTTTCATCGGCTTTTCCCTGGAATGTGTAAACGATTTGACGGACTACCAGATCAGTCCTACATGGGAAAAATGCGGTACCATATCCTGTCGTCCGTCAGACAGCAGACTACAGCCACACAGGAACACGATAGCACACAGAATTACTGTCCGCACCGTTCTTGCTCCAACCTCTCGGCATCATAATACCGGCTCTGCGCCCTGTACTGCTTGTGGATGACGAACTTCCGCCTCACGAGGCTCGAGACGGACTGAAGGTCGAAGGAGATCCCCACCATCCGGCCTGTCTCGAGTTCGAGGTACCCGAAAAACCAGTGCATCGATGTTTCCTTCAAGCCGCCTGACGCATTCTGGCAACGATGGCGCGGCCTTCATCACTCAACGCATAGAAGATCCTGGGCGCTCCCCTTTCCGTCCCCTTGAATACCCTGCGTTGCACAGTCATGAGCCCCTGAACCTCGAGTCGAAGGAGCGCTTGCTTGATCGACTCCTTGCTCAAGGGGGTCCAATCCCCGTAGATGGCCCCGGCCAGCTCGAATCGGGTCTCAAGCCCATCAGCCAGCGCTTGCAGAATGCGCAGGCGCACGAGGGATAGGGTCTCGATCACAGGAGGCTGCACCGGATTGTCGGTGTATCGACTCTCCGGCTTCCCCTCGGCGAGAGTGCTCACCTTCCGGCCACAGGCCGGGCAGCTTGGGAGCGAAAAGATGGGGGCCCAGAAGTGGATCGGCATGAGCGTCGCGTGCTTATCCCCGTGCTGGCAGACTACCAACTTGAACAGTTTGGGGAGTGGCACATTGAAGCTCAATCCCAACTTCTGGCATATGGCTGGAGATACCCGATCAGGGTCGTAACACTCTGGCCGCTTGCGGAAGAATGCTTCCAGCCACTCCGGATAGATCATGTGTGCGCGATTCGGGCCAGCGTTGGGGCCGTTCCGATACTCGAGCCCCAGCTCGTTGCACCACCATGTGACCGTCTTTTCCTCAACGCCCATGGCTCGAGCAATCTGGCGAGCGGAATACATCCCCTGCATGGTGTACTGGTTCATCCCGTATTCGCGCCTGGCCCGGATCTTGAGCGCATTTTTGCTCCGCTGTCCCAAGCGCCTTCCCAGACGCTCGGCGGAGGTGACGCCGTAGTGCTCCCGGAATTCCTCCTCCTGCTCCGGGCGCCACTACCGCTCTGTCAACGCCTTGGCCGGTACAAAGCCAGCCTGACAGCGGCCACAGCCCTGCCCCGCGCACGGCTTGTGCGGTCGAATACGGCCTGAGCCTTTGCACAGCGCACAATCGCCGCCTTTACCATTGCACTCCTTACACCACACCGGTCTCCAGGGTCCAACGCTCATTTCTCCCTCCGCTTCAGCATGCCACTACGTGATGGTGAGTCTCGAGATCTCCGTTCCATCCCGCCGAGCGGCGACGATGGTGATGGGCGGGCGTTCTGCCTCTATGGGAGGGGGCTTCAGCTCGCTCTGATACAAACCATCGTCGACCGTTGGGAGCGCTCGGTAGACCGGGCCGTACACGATGGTTGCCTGCCCCTGTGCCCAGGTGACGCCCACCGTTGAAAGCCCCTGCTTCCATGCCTCATCCAGGAACGGCCCGACCTGTGTCAGGTCTCTGGTCGGAGCTGCCGCCAGCATGTCGCCCTCTACCATCGTCCGCACAGCGACCGGGCACGTCTGATGACACGGGCAAGAGCAGGTGACGTACTCCTCGGAGTCCAGGGAATGGCTGCCGGTACACATCGTGTGCTGCTCAATCCACCAGTCTCCCTGATCCCCGGGGCTGGCGCATGGGTTCAACACTGTTTTGCCTACTTCACGCACAGCGACCTCCATGTAGAGCCCGGAACTTCGCCGTCTCCTCCCTGGAGACTCGAGCCGCCCAGGCTTCGGTTTCCTCATCGTATTGCTCGCCTCTTCGGGACCGGCACCGCCAGCACTGGCACCGGTCGCCGATGAGGCCGGAGACACAGTTGGCGGAAAAGGAGATTCGCACCTCCCCTGCTCGAACCATGTCATCTAACTCCGACAGAAGTTCGTCCAGCACATGACTCATCTGGTCACCACCGGGATCTCTTGAATCAGAACAGGCTTCGTCCGGTCTAGCACCAGAGCCTCCATCTCCCCTCGCCGCAGGAAGAGCGCTAGGATCTCCGTCTTCGGCACCTCGTACTGGTGAACCACGCGGACGTCCCGACGCAACGCGAACTCGGCGGCCTTGATGGGCGAGATGGTGTAGGCGATCCAGTCATCCTCGCCGGGCCGATGAGCGCGGAAGAGCGTCACCACGTCAGGCAAAGCGCGAAGCACATCGAGCTCACTCGGCTTCATGAGGCTGGTTTCTCGGTTGCGCCGCTTGGAACTGAATAGCCGCTTCCAGAGCGCCAGGTCGGACCATCCGGTATAGCTCACCCACAACGTGCCCAAGGTGAACCAGTATGCGTAGTCGGTCAGGTCGTTGGCGTCCCGTGCAAAGCGCTCAATAGCCCTTGGCGTCGCCTCGTGCTTCAGGATTCCCTTGATGATCCTGGCGTCCCGCATGTTCGGGCGGAAGTCTGGCGAGATGTCCTGGTTCATGCTCCATCATCCTCCCGTGTACCTTTCAGCCGGGCGTACTCGATGAAGTTGGTCTGACTGATGACCTCAAAGGGCATCTCCGTTACGTTCTGCGGCTTGCCCTGGAAGAGCACCGTGATCTCCCGAAAGTGCTTGAGCGCTACCTTCACTTCGGCGTAAACCCCGCGCCCTATAACGCCGTCATCCGGCACCAACACGAGGAACCATGTGGAGGCCCGAATCTGATCCTGCCCGCGATCCTGCCATTCTCCCCAGCTATACTGTGGCGCGAATACTTGGGCGCCGTCGTAGAGGCACAGTATGGTACCGCTCCACCTAGAGAGCATCGTCCGTCGACATCTATTCGGTAAGCTCACGTAAACGCGATACCCGCTCATCGTACCCTCGTCGTGCTGTGGGAGGCCAGCCATGCCACACCTGGTCACACAGTCAATCATCGATACCAACTATACATCGTGCTCCCATTCGTAGGCTTCAAGCGCACTCTGAGGCGACACTGGACAGTGGTTGATCGTCGCTTCAACCCGCCCAGTGTCTGTACAGTAAACCGACATTACGGTTACATCCTGGGTACCTGCATCGTGGAGCCCGATCACAAGGCTGGGAAATGGCTGCAACGGCAGGTCCACGTCCCGCTCCCATGTCACATCGGCCTCAATGTCGTGCCAGCACAAACGCACCTTCATCCCAACCTCACTGTATGAGGCGCAGCAGCCCCGCGCACGCACGGAACACCCTGACGGAACGAGCTGTAGCGCACTCCAGCATCACAGGTGTTGTGGTCGATGCCGTTGAAGTGAGTGCAGCGATTCATTGCCCGATCAAGATCGATGGCCTGCTTGCGCTCCTTGAAGGTGCTCATGAGGTTCCCTTCCGCTTCACTCCCGTCCAGGGGAAGCCCTGCTGTATTGTTTCGATCTCCGGGTCATGGCAGAGTTGCTCGAAGAGCTCGGCCACATGCTGGCTTGAGGTGGCCTCGAACACTGAGAACTGACATGCCTCGAGCACCAGCTCCTTCAGCCGGTCATAGGTCAGTTCGTCCGTGAGTTCCTCCTCGGGGAGCGCCGTGGTGTTGCAGACATAGATGGCCGTTTGTCTTGTCACCGGGAACCCTCTTCAGACGTGTGGCCCAGGGCCGCGGCAGCTCGCTGCACAGCCATTCGGCGGCGAGCCTCCATGCAGCCGTCTCCCCCGGGTTCAAACGCCCGGCAGATGAGGGGCCGCTGGGCATAGATAGCGCACCGATTCCCGCGCAGCGCGATACAGCACTGGCGGTGATGGGACCACTTCATTCGCTGCCGTTCAGCGAGCTGGTCGAACACCGTCAAGTCTCGAGGCGTTGGGTCATCATCGTAGACCTGGACAAAGGTGAAGGCCCGGCAACAGTCTGCTGCACAGTCTCGACATAGATCAGTCGACGGATGTTCCTCATAGGCCTGATGGACAGCCTCGAGACATTCCGGATGCACATTCCCGTCTCGAGATGGGACGGATGTCGTCATCGTTTTCCAGCAATGCGCACACATAGGGCTTGAGTCGATCACGCTACGCTCCCTCCCTGGGGACCGCCAAAGAGCAGTTCCTGCCGCGGGTCCACAGGCTCAGGCTGTTGGGCTTTGACAGCTCCCGTGGCTTGAGCCACGGGTATTGGCGCGAAAACTCGCCGATACCGATAGCTGTTCGCCCGGTCCCGCACGCCCATGAATTCGATCAGCGCCATGCCCAGGTCGGACTTGGCGCACACCAGATGCATGCGTCGGCGAGGTCCACCTTCGTAGTAAACGACTCCAACACGGATCTGCGTCTTGCACTGCATGCAACGCATGAGATGCATGCTAATTGCGAGCTGTTCGGTTCTCATGACCCACCTTTCTCGGGCCAGCCTTTCCCGCCCGGTCCAAGGTCCAGGAAAACGAGGCCCACCCCGTTGGCGTCGTCGGGCTGCTCGAAGATGGAGACGGCCTCGACTTTGGCCCAGCGCCACTTGCCGTGGCCCCCTGCTCGATGCTCCACGCACTCGCCTTTTGCCTGTGCTTCCTGACACTCTTTCAGGCCGACGAGTCCTTTCTCGCCAAAGAATCTGAGCTGTAGTCTGCGTTTCATCCCCATCTCCCTGCTACCCTCTGAATAGCAATGCTACTTCAGAGATAGCGCCAGAACTACTTCCCCCAGAGGTCCAACAGAGGTTGGGATGTCCCATCGCGGAACACATCTGCCACCAGCTCATCCGCTCGAGGCTCGGTTCCTGCCCACTTATCGGGCCAGGTCTCAGCGGCGATGAGTTCCCGCACTCTCAATTCCTCCTCGGCATTCAGGATGTCGATACGAGGCCGCCCCAGCCGTTCCGCTGCGGTATTCACCTCGAGCTGAATGGCGAGCACCTGCTCGAGCGCCTCGAGCCTTGATGTGAGGACGATGGGTCCCATGCGATTTGGATTGGTGACCGGCTTGCCGTCCTTCCTGAATTCGAGTTCTGCCTTGCGGAGCCGGTTGCGTGGGAGTCGCAGCCAGACGTAGATCTCCCGGAGCCTGCGGAGCGGAGCCAGGTATGCCCACTGCTCGAGCTTGATCAGGTTCTCCAGGGCCACATCCTCCTGGACCAGAGGGCAGCCAATGCAGCCTGTACGCGCCGCCAGGTCGGCAGCCTCGTTCCCGTCCCGCCCCCCGTAGGCCTCAGCGACGAGACGGGTTGACCACCCACCGTATGGCTCGAGCGGGGCCCAGCCCCATAGCCATTCCCAGACGTGGCAGATCCGCCAGTGGTCCAGGGGTGCCAGGGTGTCGGCCACAGAGCCTGGAAGGTCCCGCTGAAACCACCCCTGCCCGCATTCTGCACGGTCAGTCGTACAGGAGGCGTAGATCCGCTGATCGCGCACAGCGCTCTCACCTCTGCGCACGCCCGTGAGCACCAGGAGCTTGCGAGGGGACTGGATGAGCTGCTGCTCTCGCTGTCGGAGCTCAATCTCGAGCTGAGGAACGGCGCCTCGAGCTGCTTCCTGTTGCGCTTCAAAGACATTCCGCCGATCGGCCTCGAGCTGGTTGTGCTCAACGGGGTCCATTCCCTCCTTTGGAGCTCGAGGCTTGAACTTCCGATTCATGAGCCGGCGCATGGAGCGTAGTCGACTATCCAGGCCAGACCAGATCTCATCGTTGTCCATGACGTCATGGTCAAAACCCCGGTAGATTGTCCCCGTCGCCTCATCCTCGAGGATGAACTCGGCGCCAGCCTCCTCACCCACATCTGCCGTCAGCTTGGTGGGGCTCGAGCTCTTGCCCTTGCGGGGCACCATTCGCCCCAGGCCAGCGGCGCAGGCGACTTCCATGAGCGCTCGGCTCATGGGCTCGATCTTGATCTTCGGCGTACACCACCGCATGGTGGCGTTGTTGGAAGGGGGAACGCCCCGGCCCAGCATGTACACGAGGTAGCGGAGATCAAGCGGCGCACAGACCACCCGGTAGGAGAGCTCGCAGCTGAGTCCGTCTTCAGCCCATGCCTGTGCCAAGCATTCGATCTCCTCTCCCAGGGCCATCGCGTTCAGCGCGAGCGGCGTCAACTCCATGCGCGTGTCCGCGTAGCAGACCGTGATGGAGCGGGGGACCCGGATGGAACGGAGAATGGTCAGCACCTCCCCCTGGATTCCATCCACCTTATCCCCGGCCTGGACCTTCATCGCTGTCCAGATGGCCCAGAGGACGAAGGTAACAGCTGCGGTGCTATCCTTCCCTCCGCTGTACGCAATAGCCCAATGTGGATACCTCGATCCGTAGGTCTCCAGGTTGCGCAGGGTGAGCACGATCGAGTCGTGCATGTTCAGCCGGGGACCACTGTCAACAAGTCCGCCCTGTCGAGACATCACGCCTCCTCATCATCATGCTGCTCCCGCACATGGGCCGGGGGTGGAGAAGAAGCCACCAGATTGATCCCGAAGCCATCGTGACCCGTGCCGTCCCTCATTCCCCTGGCTAGTCGCTCGAGCCATTCCGCCATCTTGTCGATGGCCGCGCCGGGGAAATCGAGCCATGGCGTCTCGATGAGCATGGTGGCTTTGCACATCGGCTCACGCACGCGGCCAGGCACCTGAACATCAAGAGTCAGATCGTTGTAGACGTAGGTTGTGAAGCCTTCCCGGTCCCCTGTATGCCTCACGATGTAAGTTGCCCGGAGCTGTGTCGGAGTATCGCCTTTGGCGATCTTCTCCGAAGGCTGCTCGAGACGACAGTCGCCGACCGGTACCGGAATGACGGACTTCAGGCAGATTGACATCGTTCCCCCGCACTTGTGAGCTGACGCACAACCCATTTCCCACGGGTCCCAAACATCGGCTGTACTGTGTCCCGCTCGTACAGTACCTCGTAGAAGCGGATCTCATCGCCGTGGATGCCGCTCGTGAGCTCATAGTCCGGAAGGCGGTGCTTGCTCCAATCCCAGGTCATAGATAGGAAGAGGGTCACCATGCAGCCGATCTCGGAGCCAGACCATCGGTCCTTTGCCGTCGCAAGGAGTTTCTCCAGGTCGAGCATCACGTTCTCTGGGTTCCCGTCGTGGCCGCGGTAAACGTGAAAGACAGTCCCAAACTCGTCACGGAATTGAATGTTCGCACGCGTTCCCATAAACATTTCCTCAATTTTATCAGACCGCCGCTCATGTTGCGGACGAACCGGCACAAGGGTCTTGATCTGCTCAACGACGCTCTGAAGGTGCACCGCTGAGACGTAGAAATTCTTCCATGTTGCCTACTGGCACAATGACACCTTCTTCCCGGCGTCAGGAAAATGGTCGGGGCCAGGCTCAGGCTGAGCGCTGTCGCACTCCGAGCAGAAGCACATGCGCCCCGAAGAGGACGCCGGACGCTGGTACGGCTGGAATTCGGGGCGATCCATGCGGGGGTCCGGCCCCTGGCCACGGACATGGGCAGCCATTGCCCGGTACCAGCGGGACTTCAAATGGTCGGGCTCAGCAGCCCCCTTCAGGCCGGCGCGGTCCTCGTACTTGATGGCGTTGCCCAGGCAAAAGGCAACGAAGCCCTCGTCGCCCAGCTCATCGCGGATGCGGTCGATAGTCTCCCGGCCTGTCGCCATGTAACGGACAGGAGCAGATTGAAATCCGACCGGATCGTCTTCGGCAGTCGCTGTTTCCTCCCGTTCCTCCAGTTTGTCCCAGTACCTCTCAAGCCCGTCGCGGCCCCCATTCGAAAACGCGTCAACCTCCTCTTCAGAGAGGCTGATACACCATTCGCAGGACGGCGAGTTGAAGCAGGTGCAGTATCCCTGTCGTTTCTCTTCTTGAGTCAGATCGCTCACAGGCTCCCCTCCTCAATCATCTGCACGGTCATAGCAAGAATACTCTCAAGACTCCGCTGCTCAATGGCCCCCAATACTCCGGGCCGTTTTTTGTAGCCAGACGACCAGAGCATGATCGCCCCCGCAGGGTGGCCACGCCATGGCGCTCGAAGCCGATAGGTCATTGAATAGGACGGAATGCCGGTGAGCTCGCACAGTTTCCCCATATCCTCGGCATAACGCTCAAACTTCATCGGAATGTCTTGGATCGCCGTGTAGTCCACTTGGTGGACAGTGGCCATCCGCGTCACTGCCTTCGTCTGGTGATCGACGAAGACTCCGCTCACACGCCATCCGTAAACTCCCTCAATGCGCTCCATCAATTCATCATGTCGGAACAGCCTGGCGTCCTCAATGTGAGGATTGGTCGCCTGAGTGTCTCGGATGATCACGGGCCGGTCATTGACGATCCATGCCTGGAAGCCGTCTCCCAGGTCAGTCCACTCGAGCTTCATTGGTCTCTCCCTGTGCACTAGAGGTTTCTGGGTATTCACGCTTCACAAAGTCCTCATAAGTATCGGCCTTCATCGTGACGGCTTCCTCATCGATATCCAGATGAAGAAACGCCTTGCAGTGCAGACAACTCCCTCCACCGTGGTTCATGCCCATCTGCATGAGGATAGACGGGGCAGCGTCCAGTGACACCTTGCACACCGGGCAGGTGAAGGGATAGCGATCCTTCAGTTCTTTGGTGAGTGGCGTCATTGAGCAGTCTCCTGCTGAACTGGTGCCACGGCAGGCGGCGGGACGATACAGTCCGCCCATCCAGCGCAAGTGAACGTGGCGATGACTCCACCAAAAGGCTTCGCCCGAACGGTGTACGGGAACTTCCCGCGACGGCCGGTGAGCTTGATCGACTCGATCTCGCGCGGCTCAGGCATTCCCTTGACCTGGATGCACATTCCCGGAACAAAGTTGGTGCATGCGTCTTGAACATTCATTCGGCGGCTCCTTCTTCAGTGCGAGCCCGGTAGACGATGGGCGTCGCGGCGTTTGGCTCATAGAGAGGATGCTTGGGCGTCCCGCCCTGGTTGACCTTCGTACAGTGGACGATTTCGACCACGCTGAGGAGCAGCGCCTCGACCTCGCGGGCCCGTCCGGCGAACTGTGGATGCGCCGCGTGCGTCCCCCACCCACAGATGACCATGCCGGCGACTCGGGCAGCCGAGAGGATGGCCTGGTCGTTGGCCTGTCCTTTCGGCTGCCCCACCTCGTACAGCTCCTTGGGGTCCGTGCTCCGCCACGCGAAGGCGTTCACGACGATAATCCCGCCGTGCCCCCAGGCTCGAGCCCATCGCGTGACCTTCTCCACGGTCGGATCAGTGTCCACCTCCGTTGCCGTGCTGGGGTTCAGCATGCATGCCACTAGGGGCGGTAGCTTCGGGTTCCAGCATCGCCATAGGAGGTAGCGATAGACCTTAAGATCGTCGAACACAGCGCCGGAGAGGATCCCCAACTTCAGGTCAATACACGTCTCTCGTCGGACAAATGCAGGGGCAATAAACTCAGGGAAGTGAAACCAACTTCCAACATTCATGCTCCGCTCCTATAATTTCGAACAATGACGCACTCCTCCGCGTCTCTACCGGTGCCGTCGTTATTGATCGACCTGGCTTCCTTGGAGCTGATGATCTCGAACTCCGAGAATCTCGCCCGAGTGGCCTTCGTATCGCTGTTGGTGAGCAGGAAGAGAACGCCCCGGTCATGCAGAATCTCGCATGTTCTGGCCAGCCTGTCCTGATCCTTGGGCCCGAAGCCGCCGCCCAGGTAGCCCGTGAAGGTCCCATCATAGGGGGAGTCGATGAAGACCAGATCCCCGCGCTGTGCCTCGAGCGCCGCGTCTGCAAAGTCCCTGCAGGTGAGCTGTGCCCCTGCAAGAGCTTGTGCTGTTGCCCTCAGCTCGTCGGCACGCAAGGTGAACTGCGCCGGGTTGTGGCAGTAGCCGACGTTGTAGCCACCGTTTCGCCGCTCTCTGAAGAGACCGTTGAAGCAGAGGCGGATGATGAACAAGAGCAACGCCGCCTGGCGGGCAAGGGGCAGCTGCTCACGCATGGGGAACAGCAGGTGGCTGCCAGCAGGTTCAGGCCGATGGGCATTGAACTCCTTGACGGCCCGAAGATAGCCAGCCTCGGAAGTGTCCAGGGCCAGGTGCTCGAGTTCTCGGACGACAGCCTCCACATCAGCCTGGAGCCCGCGGTACAGGTTCATCAGGCGCTGGTTCAGGTCGTTCAGGCTCGAGCCTCCCGTGAGCCGGCCAGCAGACCACAGGTGGAAGAACAGCGCTCCGCCCCCCAAGCACGGCTCATAGTACCGGCCCCACGACTGCGGGAGCAGGGGCTCGAGCACAGGGAGCAGCTTCCGCTTTCCGCCTGCCCATTTCACGCATGGTGCTGCCTGCACGACCACAGGACCTCCGCTCAAGCGTCGAACATCTCAGGCGTGAGGTGCTCACCGTAGTGCTGAAGCCATCCGAGCGCATTCTGATGCTGCACGGCGAGCTGAGCCACTCGAGCCTCGAGCTCCGGAGTCGCCTCCTCCCCCATCTGAGCCTTGGCTGCCTCGAGCTTCTCCTCGAGCTGCTGGGCATGGATCGCAAACTGCTTGACCCCTTCACGAGGGTCCTTCCGACAACCGCAAATCATGACTACCTCCAGAAACGAGTTCAAGAGTCAGGATAGCACTCTATTATCATACTATCAAGCGTTTCTCATGTTTTGAGTCGAAAATTCGTATCTACCATCAGATAGGCGGTGTATCCGAGCCATGAGGCGAGCCTTTGACTATGCAATCTCTTCTGGGGTCGGCTCGGGATGGGTGGTTTGAATGTCCAGGGACTCCTGCTCGCGGATGTCGCGGGCGAGGACCTGCAGAAGCAGCTCGAGCTCGTCGAACGTCATGGTAGCTCCTCGGGTGAAGGTTCTACCTGGTACAACGAGCGAGGGGACCAGAATTGCCGTGAGGGGAGGGGAATTGATACCGCTGGTATCAAAAAGCGGCAGACCTGGGTGCGTCAGGCGTTTCGGCGTCCGGCCTTGAGCACCCATTCGGGGGCGGTGTCGAGCTGCACAGCGGGCTTTCCCTCATAGGCTCGAGTTTCGCTCTCGGCCTGGACCTGGAGATCCACCGGGACGCTCATGCGCTGCGTCATGATCCGGCTCTGCTTGAGCCCGTCGTAGGCCCGTCGCCATTCCCATGGCTGGTAGTCGAAGCGGGCCTCAATAGGCTTCTCGTCCAGAGGGTGCCCGCCGTAGAGTCGGCGAAAGTCATCATTGGGGAGAATGATGCGGACGTCGTAGTCTCGAGGTTCCTCGTCCTCGAGCGCTCCGCCCACCAGAAAGACGTGAGCACCGTACCGAGCGGCCAAGCTGTTTGCATTGCGCCGGAAGCGTAGCCGGAAGGTATCGTAGGGCGGTTCGGGCCGGGTCGGCTGTTCGTCGTTCATCAGCAACTCCTCAGCACACCGTCCGTGAGGAACCCGTGGTAGGAGGGAGTCAGGATCGATGGACTGGCCGTGAGCTTGGGGGCCTCTCCCGTCACAGTCCATCCGGTGCCGTGGACTTGACCGTTCGATCTGGCCCGCTCGTCCACGCACCATGCGCCACCAGCGGGGAGTTGTACGACGACAGGAGGCCGCTTCCCCTCATGATCCCGGATGTACTCCGGCGAGAGGGACCAGCGCCCATCGAGCAAATATGGCGCGTACCACATCGCGCCAGCTGGGGCCTGTGCGAGATGACGAAACGTGCTCCCGTCGCGAGGGTCTCGGTACCACCGCCCGGAGCTGGTGCTCGTCGTATGGGGACTGAAGATGTGCCCGCAGTCGCACGTCGTGGGCACCCGGGGATCTCCATCCTCCGGGATGTCCGGAGCGCCTTCGGTGTCCACGTCATCCACATAGCTGGTCGCGTGGTGGTAGTCACCATGCACTGTGCATGGGCCTTTCTCGAAGCGACCGTAGCTATGCCATCTCCGGCCAGTCTCCTCGAGCATGAAGCAGACGTGCTCAGTCATCACCCTCTCCTCCCGTGTTCCAAGCCGCGCTGGTACCACTGTGCAGCCTGCCAATCCACATCTCCGCCGCAAGAGATGCACCTCGAGCGACTGTTGAGGCCCGGCCCCAGCCGGACGAAGACATGAGGCCCGGGACAGGCCTCGAGCCTCTGGGCGTTATCCTTGGCCTGCTTCCAGACGTCACCGATCTCGTCGCGGCTCAGGCCGGTGAACTTCGAGAGGATGCCAGCCGGGTCCCGCGTCGTGCTCAATGTCGGCTCCCCTTCATGCCTTCCTTGAGTTCGGCATCGGAGATGACCACCTGCCCCGTTACGTGCCCATGCAACTCCCGGTCTCGAGCCAGGAGGAACCGCACAGTCGCCTCTGCCTTTGCGTCCGGGCACAGGGTAGGATCGACATCATCCCCGTCCGGGGTCAGGAACTGGCGGAAGTCCCTCGGCCTGCCTTGCTGGCGGAGTTCCTTGAAGTTGACGGGCACAGGATACCTCCAGAAACACGAACGCCCAGGGGTTTATCAGGCCCCCGGGCGTCGCGTAGAACCTGTTTTGCCGCGTGGCCGCTTCTGCCCGGTAATCCGGCAGTCCACGCCCCGTTTCCTCGCTCCTCCCGGGGGGAGGGACTTCTCCGGGTATCTAAGGCAACTTTGGACACCGAGAGCATTGGCCCCCTGGAAGATCTTTCCTCCAGGGAGCCGCCGCCGTCCGGCTATAGCGGGGGAGCGTTGAACCCAAAGCGGTAGAACCGAAGTCCGTAGCGCATACCCAGGGACCGCGTTGCACGCGACCTCCCCCTGTGGGATCTGGTGAGCAGCAACGTGCTCTGCTATAGATGTACACCGAGCGCTGGATTTCTTACAACTATTTTCGTGAGGGACAATCTTTTTCGCGGGGAGGATGACGGCAGGGTACAGAGGGGCCTCAGATGTTGCGGCGCGGACTGATGAGATAGCGCCGGGGCTGGGGCAGCTCGCGCACGGCGTAGGTCGGGACATCGATCTCGGACAGATTCTCGCTGTGGGGACGGAAGGGCAGCGGAGCCTCGATGCGGTACTCCTCGAAGCTGCGGATGGTCAGGTCCGGAACGAACGACGGAAGGTCCGGAGGGAGCGCATCCACATGGGTGTTGACGCTCGTACTGCCCGGCGAGAAGGCCATCAGAAGCAGCGCGGCAGCCATCGTCATGGCGCAGAGAATGATGCGGAACGACCGCGAAAAGGTGCTGGGCAAGGCCATCGGAGACTCCTTCGAAGAGATGTGCTGAGTGTGCGCCGGATTGGCGCGGGACAAACCTATCCAGAGCATAACTGTCAGGGGTCGGACTCGTCAACGACTTTGCGGTGGCTCGAGCTCATGCATACCACTGCGGGTCTACCCCTTCCTCCTCCTGACGCTTCGCTTCCGCCTGAACCAGCTTACGGAACGCCATCAGGCCATCCAAAGCACCGGTGAGCGCCGTGGCAGCTCCCTGGACCTCTCCATCCCCGAACCACTGGAGAACGTCAGCTGGCGTCATGGGAAGGACTCCCCCGAACCGAGCGGCGCTGTCCATGTTCGCCAGGTACAGGGCTCGAGCCGCCTCGGCTGTCTCCTCGCACATGACCACCTTGTACTCGTCCCAGGTTCCCGTGGTAGGGTGAACCTGGATGACGACGAACGCCTTTCCCGTTGGCTTTGCGTCCGGCCTCCACCAGACGTCTGCAGGCTCACCATCCGTGCCCAGCGTCCCCTTGATGTAGCCGTAGTTGGCCGTGAGGGGGGCAGACCCCTCGAAGCGCACGGCGCCGGCCGGCACTTCGGTCACCAGCGTCAGCCCGTCGAGCACTGTTTCAGGCAGCTCGCCTTTGCGGGCAGCTCGAGCGGCGGCAGGCTTTGCGTCCTTCGGCTTTGCAGCCTGGGGCTGCTCCTGAGCTGCCGGGAGCGGCTTGGGCTTCCTGCCGGCTGCCGGGGCTTTGCCGGGGGTCGACGGGGTCGGCTGCTCGCCGGGCTGTCCTGCGCTGGCCCGAGCGGCAGTGGCTTGAGCCTTCAGCTGCATCTCCAGCTGGGTTCTAGCCTGCTCCTCAGCCTGAGCCGTTGCATTCTGGATGGCGTCGGTGATGGACCCGTTGGGGTCCATGCTCTTGTCGAGCATTTGCGTCACCAACTCGAGCGGCTTATCACCCCACTTTTCCTTGATGAGCGGGGTCTCGAGTCCGGTGAGCTCATTCCAGAGCCGGATGAGCTGGTTCGGGGAGGCACCACCTCCCTGCACAACCTGCCCGACCACCTGGGCCTGACGGTAGTTCACCGCGGCCAGAGACTTGAACCGCAGCGTCCAGTAGTTGACGCCCATCTCCGGCAGGAGCCGGGTATTGAGGGGTGTCTCCCATCGGAGTTGCCGAATTGGCCTGAATACCTGGTCCTCTGTCACGCTGAGCGCGGTGTCGGCGGTCTCTCGGTTGTAGCTCTCGGTGTCCCCGTAGAAGATGGGGGAGAGCCGGAACATCCGAGCCACCGCCTGCCTCGATGTAGCGATGAGCGAGTCCTTCCCATGGTAGATGGCCTCGGGGACCTCCCAGGTAATGTCCTCCATTGCCATCCGGGGGGCGGCATCCTTCGTACCGTTCAAGCTGTCCATGCTCGTGTCGGTCTCCGCCTCGAGGACGAGGACGCTGAAGCTCTGCCGCTCCCCTCGAATGGAGTCGGTTCCCTCGAGCTTCGCCATGAATTGCTTGAGCGAGGCCTGCTTCCAGGTACCCCCGGCGATCATGGCCACCTTCAGCCCGATGGGCGCCTTCGCAAACCAGCGCGGCATGAGTTCTGCCGCTGATCGCCCGGCGCGAATGTGCGGGGAGGCTCCGACCCAGGAAGGCACGCCGTAGCTCCCCTCTGGGAAGTAGTTCGCGAAGTGAAGTACCTCGGTTCCGTTCAGGTCAGATCCATCCTCAGCGGCAGGCCACGGATCATTCCTGAACGCGCCTGTGCGCCAGTTGATGTGGCGCGGGTCTCCGAACGCCTTGAACCAGCGGATGCCATTCGCCGTCACCTGACAGAAGGCCCGGAAACGCTTGTAGCGCTGCACAGCCACCAGCTTCCCCGTCGTCGGGTGCCTCACCGGGATCTGCACAGCGATGAGATCGGACGGCGTCCCGTGAAGCATGGTGGCGGCCTGAATGTGCTCGAAGGCGGCGATCTTCCCCATGCTGTTTCTCAGCACCTCGATATAGCCGTCGCCAGTCACTTCCACGTCCAGGTCCACCCGATGCGTCAGGAGGGCGATTCCCATGCCCCCGTTCTCGTCGACGAAGCAGGTACTGAGAAACAGCTCGAGTTCGTTTTTCTCCTGGTCTGCCTCTGGGGGAGGCTTCAGCGGGTTGCCCTCCTCATCCTCTTTCGGGAAGAGTGGGATGAGCTCGTATCCGAGCCCCGTGATGTTGTTGGTCATGGCGGCGATGGCTGGGCCCAGAATGTCGCTGTGCTCGTAGTGCAGCACCAGGTCTGGCTTGCTGTACCGCTGCGCCTCAAGCGCGCCTCTCTCAAAGAGGGATTCCGCATTGGCAGCGGTCGTGCGCGAGACTCTGCTCGGCTCGATTTCAGGTAGCACATACTTCGGATCAACACCCTGGTCTTGTGACTGTGCAGACGCATCTTCACGTGGAATCTGAGGAATCTTCTCGCTATCGGGGGACTGCTCAAACCCCGCGAATGGAAGAACCAGACCAAACTTCTGAGCCACTTCAGGCCGATCGCTCATCGCTTCTCCTCCCTATGAAATCGATGCGGGAAGGGGGAGACCCGACTCGATGGGGGGTCTCCTATCGTCTTCCTACGCCTATCGTCTCGCTTCTCCATCCACCTCCGGATCTTCGTGAGCGCGATCCAGAGTGCCATCACCGTATCGTCGTGGGCCTCGGCTCCGATTCCGTGGAGCTCTCCGACCAATGTGTCCAGCTTACGCTTCTCCTCCTCGCTCGCCCAGCAGAAGGAGATGTGTCCAAGCTGAAAGAGCAGGGCGAGCCCCGGAATGCCCTCGTAAGCGTTGTGCTTCTTGCTGTCCGTCGTGAAGCCCACGATCGGCAGCTTTGCGTCCCGCTTCAGACCCCACTCGATGAGTCGACCCCCGGCATTATTCTCGACGACTACGAAGTCGGGCCGGATCAGGTCGTGCTCAGTGGTGACCCGCTCGCAAATGTCCAGCGGAGTCATGCCCCTCTTTCGGTATAACCGGATGACATCAATCTTGTCATCATACCTGAGCCCCAGCGTGATCCCCACGGTGTAATCGCTATCTCGCTCCCTCGCTTTGTGCTCGTCGTCCACAAACGCAAGGTCCCAGGCCGTCATCACCACCTGGTACAGCGCCCCAGGGGGGGCCATCCGTGCGATCTCCTCCGGGTTCCAGGAGCTCACCACTGTACCGAATGGGATTCTTGGCATGGGGCCGTAGGCGAATCCGCGACCACATCCCCGATTCATGGCAGCGGTGAGCCATTCATGCCTGAACGGACTGGTCTCGTCGTCGTAGGGGAGGTTCAGGTACTCCTGGGCGAAGGCGACGGGCCCCACAAGCCTCATCTGCTCGCGCAGCGCCTCGAGCGTCCACTCCTCGGGCCACAGGGGGACAGTCCCATCTACGTCCGGCAGTCCGCCCTCATTGTACAGCGCCGCGTATCGCCGCTTGATCCAGCTCGTGAAGTTCCGTTCGTCCAGCAGTCGGGATAGGACCGAATCAGCGTGCAGAATGGTCCCGATGACGATGGTGAGGCACTTCCCCGCCTTGCCTCCGGTCCCGATGAGGGCCTTCAGGATCCACTTCTCGAGCTTGTCCCGCTGGAGCTTCGTGATGACGAGATCGTCGTTCTCCAGGTCATCCACAAGGATGAGGTTGGGCCGGATACCAGCCTTGACGTGTCCTCGCACACTCCCGTGCGAGTGTGCAGCCATGACCCGCACACCCGTGGTCGTTGTGAAGTCGTGGTCCGTCCAGGTCTGTGTGGACCGCTTCCGCTTCCCCTGGGGAGGTCTCGAGGCCGGCGTCAGATCCCCGTAGTCCTGATGGAGCAGTTGATTCATCTCGAGCTGGTCCCGGATATCCTTCACCCGCTCAACCGAGTTCCCCGCGGTGTCACCGGTGATGATGATGAAGGGAGGACGGCCCCTGAAGTGGGGCATGCGCTGCCACTCGTGAATCACCCACAGGGCAAGGCCGATGACCAGCGTGGTGCTCTTCCCGTGAGCTCGAGGCGCAGCATAGGCCGCCGCAACACGGTCTCGATTCTCACCGTCAGCCGCCTCCATTGGCTCGTGCCAGAGCATGGCGTGGGCATCCGCCCAGAGTTCTCTGTGCAGTCGCCCGGGAAGCTGGCTGAACATGCCGGGGAGGTAGCGATAGCACCAGGCGCCCATGTGCTCGGGCGCAGCTTTCGCCTGGATAGCCTCAAGGGTGAGGATATCCTCTATCAGCACGGCCCGCTCTTCGGCCTCCAGGTCGAAGTTCGAGAGGGCGAGCCCGCTTGGTGCCAGCTGCGTGCTCGACGTGCTCATTACTTCCCTTCAGCTTTGCCCTGGATCACTCCCAGACCCAGAGCCGCCATTTTCCGCTCCGCTGCAGCTCGACGTTCAATCAACTCAGCTCGCGGGAGTTTTGCCAGCTTCTTGATCTGCTCCTCATCCTCTGGGGAGATGGCGGGCTTCTCCTCCCCCATGCCGATCGCACGACGCTCGATGCTGCTGGTCTGGTAGATGAGGCGGGACAGGGACTCAAGCTCGAAAGAACTAATCTTGGTACGCCCCCCATTCCCCTCAAGCTGAGTCAATCTCGCGTCGCACAGTCGCCGGATACGCTGTGCAGCCTTCAGGTCGGCGAGACGCGATTGAGTGAGATGCTTTGCAAAGTCAGTTCCAACCTCTATATCCCCCTCGAGAATGGCCTTCGATTGCGTCTGGGACCGAGTCTGGTCCCACTTGAGCGCCCGGTCCTTCCAGTGGTACTCTCGAAACCAATCATTCCAATGCCCAGGCGCATGTTTGGCGTCCTGGTGCCCTTCTGTTGTACGGTAGGCATTCCGTACACTCCGCTTTCCGGGCAGATTCCGATAAACCAGAAACGCTTGGAAAGCGTCAGACGTTTCTCCCTCCAGAGGATTCACTGGATCTAAATTGTCAACTGCCATTCTGCCCCCCAAAACTCTTCAGCCGCTGGATGAGCAGCTTCCGGTACTCGCGCAGCTCTTCTACAGACATACTCTCGAGCTGTGCGGCGAGCAATACCCATCTATTATTTGGCGCATCCTTGGCGTAAACGCCAGAAGTATCTTCCGGCTGGCCAACTTGCACAGTCAGCGAAGGCGGGGCGTCCATCTTGAGCAGACGACGCTCGAGTTCGAGCCCGGTGGTGAGGAAGCGAAGCGTCTGCTCAGGGTTCAAATCAGACACGTTATTTAGGCCAGTAACACCTTTCGACTGTATGGTGCGCACAACCTTGAGCTGACGCACAGCCGTCGTTTTGACCTCCTCGGCCATCTCTTGTAGTGCCACAGCGCTCAGGGTCTGGCGCACCCATACCCAATAGGCGTCCCGTCGAATCTCCCAACTCCACGTCGATGACCAGCCCGTCCATTGCCCACTCGGAAACTGCGCGCCCGGATGGCCTGCCTCCTGGTATGCCTTCAGGAGGGTGCCATCATGGCCCAGATCGCGATACCGCATAAAGGCGATGTATGCGTCCGCAGGCTCCCCAGGTCTTTGGTCCCATAGCGTTCTCGGTGTCGGCTGTACAGGAGGCGGATTCTTCGGGGGACGCTGCGATGTCCCCTTCCCCATGAACTACTCCTTCGACTTTGCAGAACTGCCACCCATGTACTCGCTGCACAGTCGCTCGAGTCCACGCCACCGCTTATCCGAGTCGAGCTCTCCCCTGGCCACCATCGCGTCCAGCGCTCGATTCATCTGCACAGCCGTTGCTGCTGGCACCTTCGTCACACCTGCCACGCTGCACAGTGGCACCCAACCCTTGTGCTTTGCGCTTCCATCATCTGCGGTGTAGCCGCTTTGCAGGTCAACTAGGTGCCGTTCAAACACGTCCAGCATGCACAGGAGGCTCACCGCGACGTTCCGCACACCGTTGGCAGCTCCTGCAGCCTCTATGCCGTCCATCAGACGCTGGTACTCCGCAAACCGGGCCAGGAGCACAGCGTCCCCGGTGATGGCCGACTTTGCAGCTTCGAACACGCTCAGCACCTTCTCGGCCTCATCCGGCAGGAAGAGGTATTGCACAGTCTGAAAGTCCAGGTTGGCCTCACTCAGGCCCGTGATCTTGGGTTGCTCAATGAGTCCCAGGGCTTTGTCATCCAGACCGGAGTAGGCCCTCCAGTCCACGTCATCGATCTTCTCGAAGAGGCGCCGCAGAATCTCCGGGTCGTCCTCTCCCGTTATGGCGTTGTGCGAGAGCTGGATCGCCAGGCGCTGCGATGGGTCCAGGGGCTGACGGGTGACCTGCAGCTGGATAGTCTCGAGGCCGGCGACGATGGAGCCCTTCACTCTGTGATTCCCGCTCAACACCTCCCACTTCCAGACGCCATCTTCCCAGGTCTGGATCGGGTCCTCGGCAGTGTAGTGCCCCAGGGGTGCCGCAAACGGTATCTGGCTCAGGCAGCCGTCCCGCTTGATGTTCGCCACAAGGCGCTGGAACGTCTCGGGCTTCATGTACCGCGCATTCTCCTCCAGCAGCACACAGCGCCGGGGGTCAATCGTGATGATCTCGGTTTGCAACATCGCTCACATCTCCACTTTCAGGCCTCGCTCGAGGCCCCGGTCTCGTACTTTCCATGCTTCTTACGCCACTGAGCGTAAGCCTCCGCCAAAGACCACTGTCCCGCCATCGCCCCGTAGACCAAAGAGTAGGCGAATGCGTCCTGTACATCACCCTTCCCCAGCTTCTTGCGGCTCAGGCGCTTCAGCACCCCGCGATACTTCATGCTCTCCATCCGGTTGCTGAACGCGGTCGTCACGAGGGAGCGGATGCGCCCGTTCGCAAGTCTCTCTACGATGAGCTGGACCTCCCTGCTCAGCGCTGCCATCAGCACCAGCTTTGACAGCCGGGGATAGCTCGTTGGCGCAACGGCAAAGTCCGTCAGCATGTAAGCCGTAGGCCCCTCCATCATGCTTTCGTAGGCCGCCGCCGTGTCTCCCCCAATCCTTACCGCAAACACCCCAACCATGACCTCATCCACAAACACACCGTAGGCCGCGGTCGGCGTGCCTGGGATGATTCCCGGGTTCAGGTATGCCGCTCGCAGGCTCTCGAACACGGGCTGCTTCAGCTGCTTGACGTGGAGCACGCCTTTCTCTGGGAGCTGCATGCCCTCCTTCAATCGATTCAGCAATGCTGGCTCGAGCTGGCGCTGCCGGGTGACCAGACGCACGGGGCCACCGTTCGAATAGATGAAGATGGGCACGCCTCCCCCGTCCGTAAAGCAGATCCCTCGAAGGAAGCTTTCCCACTCCTCGAGCCGCTCCTTCGTCCCGAAGAGCCAGTGTCGGCGCTCGGCCATCTTCCGAAAGAGTTCCATGACCCCGGACAGCTCAAGCATGGGGTAGCTGGGCCGGGGCCAGTCGAAGACGGCTTCGAGCGGCGCATAGAGCTTCTCGTAACCGCCTCCCCAGAATGGCGGGAAGCTCACCACCCCGGCATCCAGGGGAATCCGGTCGATGTGCTCCATGATGTCACCGCAGAAGAAGGAGGCCAGCTTCAACGTGCTCTTCCGCACCTTCTCAGCGGTTGCCTTGTGGAGCGCCGGCCACTGTGCTTTCCAGGCCTGCTGCATCCGCTTGTAGTAGGCGTTCTGCTTCCCCCAGCCCTCCAGCAGTCGGGTGGCGAGCATGATGGTCGCCACCGCGTCAACCGGCTCCTTCAAGTAGGCCTCGAGCCATCCATACTGCTCCTTCACCTCCTCCTTGACACTGATCTCGTGCGGCGTCCCTGCCGCATACAGGCCCAGGGTGGACGTGTAGAGGCTCACATCGTTGCCATGGAGCCGCAGATCTGGCAGGTTGTCGCAGCACATCCGTTCGATCGTCAGATTCCCGGAGCAGCCCACATAGAGGTCCGTGATCTGCCACTCACGAATGTGCTGCAAGAGAATCGCTCTCATCGCGCTTGGAATAGAACCTTGAAACATGGAGTCCTCCTATACCTCATATAGATCGTAGCATGACTGGCAGACTCTGCTATAGCCGAATGAGCTTACTCGTCTGCGTTGTTGCTACTTAGGTGATAGGATGGGATTTCGCGGCGGGCGTGTGGTCAGGACTCAGGCGGATTGATGGGCTGAAGAGACCGAAGTTCAAATGATTCCATCCGATTCGACCCATCAGGCGAGGATATCAATCTGTGAATAACAATTTTCACTCCACTATCCAGAAATCCCCTGAGCAGGTCAGCAGTGAAGGCATGGTATCCTATTCCCTCGAAGCTCTGGAGATGGACTCCTGACTTCAACTTGGCGCTCCAGATCGAGCTGTAGCCGATGAACACCACATCTGCTTCTGAACCGACCTTCAACCCATATTTATACTGCTCCCGGTGTCGATTCTCGAACGGGAACATCGACTCCCATTCCGTTCTAAACCGTTCTGGCTCAAGGTAGTCAGCAGCTGGAACCTGGATGAGTTCCTTGTAACTCCTGCTCATCGCGCCTCCCCGTCGTGCATATCATCTGCCAGAGCGGGTTGCTGGCCGGGCCGAAGCAGTTGGATGGTATCAACCACCACTTCCGTTGACGAGCGATGTTCTCCCTCTGCCGTTGTCCAGGTTCGAGTGTGCAGACGACCCTCGAGGTAGATCGGGCGGCCCTTCTCGCAATACTGGCCGATGATCTCCGCCAGCTTTCCAAAGGCCACAGCCTTGTGCCACTCAACCTCCTCCTGACGCTCGCCTGACTTATCCAGGAAGGTTCGCGCCGTCGCCAGCGAGAACGCTGCCACAGGCCTGCCTTCGGGTGTGTACTTCAATTCCGGTGTCCGCCCCAGGTTGCCCATCAAAATGACCTTGTTGATACCCCTCATCGCGTTCTCCCTTCGTGCCATATCAGGCTCCCATCATTCTCTCGGCAGCTACCTCTCGAGCAAAGTCCGCATCCGCCTTCTGCTTGTCCTGGATGCACTTGACCAGATCCGCCGATGTTGCGCTGATGTCCAGAACAGGCACAACCCGCTTGCCCTTGCACTGCGGGCAGTCGATATCATAGGTCCCAGAGGTATACTCCTCGGCCAGGTCGGGATCGGCATCAAAGTCCGCGCTCGTCAGACCACCACAGTCGACCGATGGGTTGACGACCTTCCCCCGCCCCTCGCAAAGGTCGCACACCTCGAATCTCAAATGGACCTGCTTCACGACTTCCTCACCATCATCATTCTCGTAGGTGAAGTTCGCGGTCATGCTCTTCTCATTCACATCCGTGAACAGAGGCTCCGCCTCCATCGCACGAACACGACGGTCGTTGTAGTAGTTCATGTCCTCAATGTGCTGACGCCAGTTCATCTTGACCCCCTTCATCATGCGCTGTTGCCGTCCCGGCGAATACCCTTCGTGCCATCGAAGCACCCGCCGTAACCATCTCATAAAGTAGGTTGATGGTGTAATAGTATCCTAACATATTGACGCTGGATTGGAAGAAAAAAGCGGGAGTGTGCAGAAAAGTGGTTCATTTTCGCGGGTGTTGCTATCTGCACAGTCACTGTGCAGGATGGATCTTCCTGGTTCGGCCCTTTCTCCATCCCCCCTTCTGGAGATCCGGCCCGCGGCTCTTGCGCTCGAGGTACAGACGCCAGACATCTGCCGGCCCGAATGTAGAGGGGCCTGTCTCCTGCTCCGCATGGAGCTGTCCCTGGCGCTTCATCGCGATGACTCGCTGGCTGGTCACTCCCAGAACGCGGCCCACTTCCTGTGCCGTGAGGCTTGCCCTCATCTCTGGGCCTGCCAGCGCTTGCACCTCAGATTTTCCCTCCGAAGCATCTGCGCATCGCTTCTCCCATACGCCCAAGGGCTCCTGAAACAGCCTGGCCTCGCCTAACTTGCGGAGCCAGTAACCCAGCATGATCTTCTGCTCCATGCTCATGACTTCACCTGAGAGTCTACGGTTTCTACAATCAGCTCATGGGGAGCCGGAACCGGCGTGCCCCATGATATATCCCCACAGCGTGCAACTCGGATTTCCAGAAAGCGCTCAAGCCATGCCTGATTCAGATAGGCGGTCGCCATGACCTCAGCTTCGGCCTGGGTGTCAGTGCTCCCGATCTCCCTCTTGTGCCCTCCCAGGCCAATCGCATATACCCACCTGCCATTCACAGGCCGGACAGAGCAGAAGAGGTGCTCTGAGGACATGCTCATGATTCCCGCGTGGAAGGCCGATTCGCGCTCGAGCTGCACGGGAGCTGTCCAGGCGAATACGTCGAGATTGGGATCGCCTCGCCATTGGCGGACGTGGTCGTCCAACTGCTCTCCCTGCAGGCCCTGCAGCAACTCTGGGAACCCGTGAACATTTTCATAGGCGGCACAATCCAGCCGATCATCCTCGCTCACGGGATAACGGTCTCTGCTGACGACCATCGCGCCTTCGGGCACGATCGGCACTCGAGCCATTGTGCGATACAGGTCATACTCCACATCGCGCCAGGTCCATTCCCTGGCCCAGACGTGCCATTGTACCCCTGGGGCCTGAACGCCAGCCGGCACGGCAATCATCGTGATGAGACGGGACTTTCTCAGGTGTCGCGCCCCAGCCGTCGTGATAAACAGGTGCTCTTTCATTTCATGCTCCTCGCCCTCTCTCAAGGGCCATCGGTCGTTGCGTTCTACTTCTTGCCTTGTTCCATCTCCAGCCATGCGTCTCGCTTCTCACGAGCTGCCTCGAGCGAGTTCGCCACGCAGCTGAATAACTTCCCCTCGGGCGTCCGATAATCGTATTGGTATCGAACCTTACCTCCGACATTGAACTGCTCATGCCGCTCTGTTCCAGGAGGACACATTGAACAGCCTCTCACGTCCGTTTTCATCGTTGACTCCTATGCTACTGGCTCTGTTTGCCATCCTTTGGTTCCGACTGCGTTCAAGGCAAGCTCCCTGGCGAAGTAACTGATGACGGTGCCTCTGTTTCTCTTCGCCCAACGAGATTTCAATGCCCGCTCGAGCGCCTCTTTTCTCTTTTGAAGCGTCTCCAACCCCTCCGCATTGATATAGAGCCGCAACTCCTTCATGCAGCGCTTGCGGATTTCGGCATCACTCAGAAATCGACCGTGGTTCGTCGTGAGATCCAGGTTTAGCCCGTAGTTCATCATCTTCCCTTCACTGATTCGCAGGCACCCAGACATAGGCGCTCTGCTTCAGGTTGGCGGCCAGGGCCTGGGCACGGCTCATCGTTTTCGTCTGCACAGTGCGGCCCGTGGCCGCGTGAATCAGTTCGTACTTCATGCTGCTGCTTCCTCACTCACCAATGCGGAATTCACGATCTGGATTGCATTTGCCGACCAGACAGTCCCCGAAGACCTGCTGCTTGTAGATCCTCACGAGCCATCCCTTCTGCCCTCCTCGCAGTTCCACGCCCTTCTTGATCTCCTCCTGCCAACCCTGAACCATCGGCACGTTCCAGGCGTAGTTGCCAGACGTCGCAGGATTGCGGCCGGTGAAGAGTTCGACGCGGAGGCTGAACTTGGGATGGGTCTGGGTGACTTGAGACATCTGAGGCTCCTTCTTGCCGGCGCTCATTCTCATGAGCACGTTGTTTATGGTGATACTATATTCACCAATTCACAGTACGTCAAGCGCATTTTTCGTATCCGACACAAATAATCACGCTGGTTCGTATGCCCGGACGTCGTGACCGCCACAGGGGGCCTGAGCAGTCGTCACAGTCAGCTTTCCCTGCCTGTGCAGCCTCCGCAGGGTGCTCTCGCAGTGCTCCCTGACCACCTTGCGCCAGGGACCGTTCTGCTCACTGTACCAGTCGGCCACGTAGGCGGCGGTTATGACAGGTTCGGGCTTCTTAACCCCCTGCTCCCGGATCTGCCGCCATGCCTCATAGGTCCGGCGGATGCGGTCGAGGACATCCTCTGCTGTGATTCGCTCAAGCCGCTCGGCCTTCAATCGTTCGTATACGCTGCTCACAAAGTACCTCTCATCCAATGTAGAGTTCGCCGTCCTTCTCAAAGGCCATGACCTCAGCGGTTGGGCCAGCGTGGCTCATTAGCGCTTTCAGATGAGACTCAAGGTCCGTTTTTACCGCCTGCACATAGATCACGTCGTTGGGAGTCATCGGGACGCCGACGTAGACCATGCCGGGCTCTCGCAGCCGACGAAGTACGTCGACCACTGCGATTACACCGCTGGATCCCTTTGGAAGTGCCATCTCATCCTCCTCGCTGTAATGCTCGTCCCTAATCTCTGGAAAGGAATACTCGAGCCCCCAATGAAACAGCTCGATGAATTCGTTGATGGTGTAGTACCGCTGTTCGTCCAGCAACCAAGTTCCCGGCAGCTCATCGAGCACTGTCACCGGCCCCTCATTCTGCTGAGTCGCATAGCACTCGGCCAATTCGCGCCAGGTCCGCCCATCGCTCCGAAGCAAGCCGTTGATGGCTCGAGCGGTGGGGCGGGCGTCGACTGCGACATCCTTCAGCAAGTCCGCTTTCAGTCCACCCCATGCCAGCACGTTTTCAATCACCGGGTCCAACATGAGTCCCTCCTGACTCAATCCCACTTCCAACGGATCATCTTTGCCTGGCGCTCTAACGCCACTGCCTGCTCGAGATCCGCGTCTCTTGCACGTCGGTATCGTGTGCGATGGGCTTCTACTTCCTGCCGACCCCCTGTCGTCTGCGTCACCCACTGCACGAAGAGCACATGCCGATGGGTTCTTTGATCGGCGGCCAGCACCTCGTCAAAGGCCGTCGAGATGTAGGCGGCACTCACCGCCATCCAATCCAGCCTGTCCATGCTTGGAGCTGCACCAGTCTGCTCTGTGAAGGCCTGGACGAACTCTTGATACATCATCTCCGGGCCCTCCTACTCAGCAGCCTACACGTCGCTCACGCGCACCATGTCGATCTTTTCAACGATGGCCCAGCGATAGACCCGTCCCAGGTAGGTCCAGATAAAGGTGTCGCCGTCGATGATGTTGTCATTCACCTGCAGCTCGTCATAGAGCTTGCGATCCAGCTCTCGCAGGATGGCAGCTTCAAGGGTCTGGCCATCCTCACGCCAGCTGTCCAGCAAGAGGCGCGAATCCCGCGTCTCACGCTCCTCACAGCCATCCTCGTAGGCATCTGCCGCTGGGAGGCCAATGATCCAAGCCCAGCGAGCCGAGACCCCCATGAAATCGTCTTGCTCAAACTCCACGTCGATCGTGAACTCCCTGGGAGCTGTGCCTCGAGCGGCCATCCTGAAGGCCATCATCTTCTCGTGGAGGCGCTTTGCTTCATCTCGAGACCGCACAGCCTCATCGGGCGTCACGCCCGTGGTGATGAAGTACTTCTCGTCCATAGTGAGCCGGGGCAGCCGCGTCTGGTATGTTCCACCCTTGGCAAACTCATCGAGCTCCTGCTGTGTGACATCCAGGTCCAATGTGTTGTTGCGCCGGCTGACCGGGGACCATCTCGTGATCTTCATCTCAAGCCTCCTTTTTCTCGCTCGACTCCAATGGCCCGCGGCCCCGCCCCGTTCCATTGTGTTAATGATTTGTAATAGTATTATGGCATAAGTACCTGAAAAGTGAAGAGAAATAGCCTTTCATCATCACAAAGTTCTGCCATTTGTGGCACTCTATTTGCATCTGTGCATGGTCTCTGAGTGATTTCGACGGGAAGGGGTCTAATCCCCCCGTAGAAAGGCTATGCCCCCCTTTGATAGATGGGTCTGGATCAGATCTTTAAGGGGGTCCACCGATCTCCCCATACACGGCATTTGCGGGGGCGTTTCTGTCGATTTCGCTGGTGGGATGGCCCGGTTTGTGGGGGCTGTGGATACCCCCCCTCAACACAAAAAGGCCCACGCCGAATGGCGTAGGCCACGTGCTGGAGGTATGAAGCCCGCTTAAAGCCGGGCGATAAAGGGGCCGGGGGGCCCGCAGACCCCCCGGGAGAGAGTGGATGGGTTACTCGCTGGCGGGAGCCTCTGACGACTCGCTGGCGGGCTCTGCGCTGTCCTGGGCATCAGTCTCCTGGGTCTCCTCATCCTGCCCCGGGAGCGCCGTCAGGTCCGCGTAGCCCTCGAACACGTGGGCGCCAGGGCGGCTCATCGCCACCGCCAGGGCCACCTTGCTGTAATCGGCGCCAGCGGCCTTGTACATCGCGCAGTTGGGATGGATGAAGTTGAACCGGGTCGCCCCGAACTCCCGCGGGCGGAGCAGCCGCTCGTCCAGATCTCCCTGGGAGAAGTGATTCACCATCTGCACCGCCATCGGGTGGTCCGGGTTGAATCCAGCGTGCGCCGCATTGAAGAGGACGGCCTTGAACTCCTCCTTGATGGGGCCGTAGAAGGTCCGGATCTTTCCCTTCTCGCCAGCCTTTGCGAAATAGAAGCCAGCGGTGCCAGGAGCGCCGAACATGTCCTTGACCTCCAGGGCCGGGAGGCGGAATTTAAGGGTGAGGGGCACGGGAGCCTCAAGAGAGGCATCGCCGCCATCCTTCTCGGCCTCCTCAACCAGGAGGTCCGCCTTGGCCTCCTCCTTGACTTCCACCTCGCTCTCCAGCTCCTGGGGATCGGCGACCTCCTCGACCACCGGCTGCTGCACGGCCTTCTCGAGAGAGGAAGTGTTGACGACATCCGAGACCACGACGTTGTTGTTGCGCTTGCCCATGACTAGTTCCTTTGCTAGTAGGAGTTTGGGCACCCCCTTGATTCACATTTGATTCAAGGAAGTAATAGTATCCTAGCATATTACCCTGAATAGAAAAGAAAAAAGAGTGTAACAGCACGATTTTTCAAAAGATTTTTCTGCACAAAATGACACACTTGACTTGGTGCATAAAGCGACCCACCTGAAAAACCTGCCTTTAGTGGCACTATTCCGGTGATGACTCTAAGTCATTGAATGTAGTATCGATTCACCTGCCTTTGTCGTCAATCCATATCTATTCTATTGCCTTTTATGGTAGTGGCGCTACGGACCTAAGTGGTTGTTTATTATGGCTTATCTCCTGCACATTGCGCTTTGAACTGCGCACCGAATGACACTCGCGGCATGTGACTGTGCAGATGGATTGCGAATTTGCGCCTGACTGTACTCCTGGGCGCTTCGCACGCACCGGTTCCCGCCTGACTGTACAGTGCCTTAGAGGTGTTCACAGGCATGGGTCCAGACCCCCCTGGGCGGCTCGTGACGCCCCGATCGGGAGGGGGGTCTTATGGCTCTTTGGTTGGGATCTCCCCCGTGCGCGTCGAAACAGCCCCATGCACAGTTGGAGCTGACAGATAGGACCGATTTATCTCCCGGGTGGTGGCTAAAAGCCCCGCATACCCCAGATCGGGAGGGGGGTGTTTATCCCCCCGTTAAGGGGAGTGTTAGATCGTGGCCTGGTGGGGCGCATGCAAGGGGTTACTCCGATTTTCGGGCTCGGGTGATAGCTATTTCGTTGCCATCTGTTTGCACAGCCAGCGCCGAATGAACCATCAGACGCAATGGATTTTGAAGGGGATTTCCACTCGTCGACTGTGCAATCAGCGCTTCGCTCGTGGGGGGACGCTGAACAGGGACAGTTGGGGCGGCACTTCGATCTTCGGAGGTTCCTCCAACTTTGGTGCAGGTGGGGCCACGATCAGTTCGGGCACCTCAACGCTCAATCTTCGCTGGAACCACTCTGCGACCAGCCTTCGGTGGCAAAACTCCCCAGCATGGACGTTCTCAAAGCACAGCATGACGGCATCGCGTCCGATGTCTCTCAGCACCGCGTCTGGCCTGAGCTTTGCCAACACTCGAGCCTGAAACAGCTCGGTGTAGTAGGCGTTGGCGACCTCCTCCCCTTCATCCTCCTGCTTTTGCCGGGCCGCCTTCAACAGCCAGCCAGGGGGCGCGAGCTCGGTATAGTGTTTCGATGTCCAGGGCTGCAGCCACTTGGGCAATCCTAAGGAAATGGCGACAAGCCTCGGCTTCAAGTCCGGCATACGGCTCGTCGTCTGGTAGTTCGACGTTTGCAATCTCACATCCGCCACTGTGTACCCTTTCTGTATGGTTAGAAGGTGGATAGGATATTATAACACTATCTCCGTATAGGTACAGTGTTATTGCTTGCTTTGCACAGTGATAGCGGTAATTGAGTTATGCGGCGAGAGCTGGTAGCCCTGCACAGCGGCGCGGTCCTGCCGCCGCTTCCCGCAGGGTGATGAGATGGTCGCTGTTGCAATCCAATAGATGGTTCGCTTTGTACTGGATCACCTGGCGAGCCTCGTCCATCAGGACAAAGTCTGGGCCACGCCCGATGGCAGCCGGCCAGAGCACTGCCGCATAATAGTCCTCGATCGTTGGCTCTGGTAGGGTTCGTAGCGCGGTCCTATACATGCCGAAGTACAGCTCGACATACGGGAGTTGATCCATCTGGGTCATGGATACCAGCCGAGCCTTCGTCAGGCCTGCCACGAGGTTTGAGTGCGAATAGCGAGCCTTCAACTCCTCAATGCCAACCTGGGTGAACTGGATGAGCCCAACCCCCAACTTCCGTCTTATGGCTGGCGCCAGATCTTCCCAGCGCTTCCCCCCAGCGCAGATGTCTGGAGCACACGTCCCCGCAGTCTCGAACATGATAATCCCCAACAGCCAGACCCACAGGTCTACAATGCGGGGGTCCATGCGCTGAGCTATCAGCTTCAGTTCGGCCAGCCATGCTTCACTGTACGGTCGGTTCGGCATTGCACTCCCCTTTCGTCAGGCACTTCAGCTCGCTGTGCGCGGCGTCTGCCAGCGCTCGTACAACATCGAGCTCCTGGGAGAGCTCACCATCTGCCTCCTGCTTCCGATCCAGCATGTACAGAACTCCAGCCAGCAGGAGTTGAAGGAGTCTGCCACCCAGGGCCGGGGCAGCAGCCGGGATTAGCGCCTCAAGCGCCGTATGGGCCTCGTGAGCAATCTCAGCCAGCTCGTCGAGCACTGGCGTCGGCTTTTCCGGGTGGGCCTTCTTGTACTCGGCAATGCCGGTCTCGATCACGCGTAGCACGACAGCTACGGCGCGCTCGCTGGCCACAATGGGATTGGGCAGTTGATACTGGTTGGACATGGGCCACATCCTTGTGATAGAGAATAAAGTTTCTCGAAGGCACCATAACAAATAAAACTGGCAAGCGCTACTCCGAGGGGGTGTAGACGTAATGATCTCCTGGGCAGGATGGATTCGTCTCGTCATCGGGACAGGACACATCTGAGAATGTGCTCGGCGTCTGTACGGTGAACGGGAGTTGGAAATCATAGTAGTCTGGTATCAAGTGCCTTCTTATGGATTCCGGCCCCAGAACATCCGACTTTCGAGTTTCCATCCCAGCAGGAACATCTTCGGGTCAAGCTGACGCTTCCGACTGTACTCGGCGCTCTCAATCTCCCTGGTTTCCTCCGGTCTCGATGGCTCATAGAGAACGTAGACCCAGCCATCCTTGATGTACAATGCCTCAATCCGGACAGGCACCCCACCACAGCACCAGGGCGGCGGGGTGCCGTCCCCACAGCCATAGGGGCCACAGCCGCCCATTCTCATCTCTTTGGCCTCAAAAAGGGCAGCAACCCGATGTAGTCCCAGCGCCAACTCTGTCAGGATTCCGCCGAGAATCCCTCTCATCCGTATCAGCTTGTTGTTCACGATCTTCCAGCCTCCTCCATGTGCCCCAATTCGCTATCAGGGCAACCAATACACCATCACCCAGCAGAGCAAATCCTATCGTCACATACCACTCGAAATGAGGAGGCAACGCGACTGGAGCTTCACCAACGCCTGATACTGCCCCTCGGGAATGCGCACAAGCTCTTCAGCCAAGTGGTCCGCAAACCACTCTGCCGTCACTTCGCGCTTGTCATCGATGCCCACCCGGTAGTGGACGTACCAGTTCTCAGGATCGGCCAACTCCCCCATGCTGTTCAGTTCCTGCGTGGCCTGCAAAACCTGCACGGGCTGCTCATCGCTGTTCAGGTAGAAGCCCGGCCACAGGCTCATGCTGCGCTGGATGAAGAGGCGCCTGGCGACTGCGTTGATCTCTCTGGCGCTCAGATTCTTGAGTTCCTCAGATACGACCTGACGAAGATCCTGCGCCGGACATACTCGCGTGCGTCCATCTCGAGTGCGCTCGAGCGCGATGCCATCGCGGGCGCACACCCATCCCTCCCAGAGATTCAGCAGCTCCTGTGCCCGCTCCTCACAGACCCGATAGACGTGGAGATGGCCACCTTCCTCGAGCCGGTACAGGATTTCATAGGACAGGGTCCTTGCCCCATAGCCTTGATCTGGACTCCAAACGATATCCTCCACCCGATCTCCAGGGTAGAAGGGCGGCTCGTCAATCACTTCCTCTCGCCGGGGCCGGATCGTGATGATGTTCCGAATTGGTACCAGCGTACCATCCGGCTGCCGAAAGAACACCGCCATGTGACTCTTCAACGCTCGTGCCATTTCAACCTCCATGTTTCGTTCTGCGTTTACCACCTCAAGAGCACCGGCCCGAAGGCCATTGGGCTTCCACCAATCACCCGAATGCTAGCAATCACCCGGGCGGGTCTTGCGAGGACGGTGCTCCCGGTCATTGCTTGACCAGCGCCGGTGTCGTGGCCGCCAACAACTTCTGCAGGTCCTCGATGCGCTGTTCCACCGTCTGAAGTTCCTGCCGCTTCCGAGCGATTTCCGGAGCCGTCATGCGCTGCCCGGAGCTGTAATGGCTTCTGGTCCTCACCTCCGTGGCCAGCCGATCCTGAGTCCCTCGAGCCTTCCTCAGCTCGGCCTTCAACTCGTCCTTGCTGGGCCCGCGCTCTGCGGTGTAGTTCATCTCTGCCCGACGTAGCAACTCGGCTGGCTCAAACCCTCGAACAGCTGCGAGGTGCAAGAGGTTCGTGATCAGGTCTGGGATCGCTTCGTCGACCTCCAAACCATCGCCATATTCGGAGGACATGAAGACCTCGAGCGCCTGCTCAGCGCTGACTGCTCTCTCCTGGTTCGTGCTCATCGACTTCCCTCCTCGTACTTCTCACCGACCTTCAGAAACCGCCAGATACCAGCACCTTCTCTGGGCGGAACCACATCCTGAATGCGGCCACCAGCACACAGCCGCCCCTTCCATCCTGATGCTCCACCGTAAGGCTGCCAACGCTCAAAGGGGACGGGCCCGGCGACTGTGCAGACTCGATCATAGCCAGCGGCCTTCATCAGCCACATGCACATGGACGCTCCATGCTCGGAACCCAGCTTCCAGGGGTTCGACCGTGTGGGAGGGAAGACGATGTCCTCGAGCGGCACCCTCGTATGGTACTGGCGAATGATGAACAACTTCTCCTCAGAAGACAGCTTGGAGCCATCCTCGAGACTCGCGCCGAATCCAAACACCCCGGCCATGATCAGAAACTCGATCCAGCCATAATAGCCAGCGGCATCAAGCCGCCGTTTCCTGATGTCCACAGCCCGCTGATAGCTGCCGTCCGGTCCCGGTATGAAGCCTTTGGCACCACAGTCCCAGCGTTCATGGAGTGCTGAGACCAGCAGTTCCTCTGTCGTGGCCGTTTCAAAGCGCTCGGCCTCTTGCGCATACTCCGCTGCATCGTACATCGATTCCTCCCATCGTTGATGCCAAGAGCTCCGCTTTCGCGCCGGGCTTCCACCGGCCAGAGAAGGCGTCAGGAACCCCCATTGATCCCGACGCCTCTCCGGGTCTTGCGGCAGGGTCAGGCCATCATCGAGCTGCGAGCCGGGGACCGTCGCACCGGCACGTAGCCTCTGTTCTCCCGAGCCGTCGCCATCGCTCGAGCGAACGCTCTGGATACCTTGAGCTCCATGTCCCGCTGATCAAAGTCGTCGGTCTCTTTCTGGGCTGCCAGCGTGCCAGCATCCAGGAGGCTCGCCACGGTGTAGCCGGGGGTCGTCGTGGGGTCGTGTAGCGCGTCTTTGGTGGCCTTCAACTGATCCTCGGTCAACCGCAGATCTTTCGGACCCGCAGCAAAGACCTGGTTCATGTATTCGAACATGTCCTCGATCTGCATGGAGAGAGCTTCGGTGTACTCCCGGATAACACCTGACGCGGCGACGTCGATGTTGGTCATGGCGTCTCGGAGGCCGCGATGAATCCGGTAGGGATCTCCGACATGATTCCAGGAGTACTCGCTCTTATCGTCCCAGGAGAACGCGCCGTTCGTACACTTCAGCCGGAACATGCCACCGCGCAGGCCCAGGCTCGAGCGGGCCGATCCAGAGTTCCAGAGTTCGACCATCTTGATCGGCTTGTCCAGGACGGGCTGCTCCATTGCCAACCGGATGAACATGCCATCCGTCGTACGCCGACACCACAGCACGAACATATTGCGGATGGTCTGGATCTTCAGCAGCTGCTCGATGACGACCAGATCATCAAACGGAGTGTAGCTCTGGGAGACGACGGAATAGACCACGGGCCCCTCGGGAAGCTCGATGGTGCGGAACTTCAGCGGCTTCCTGAGATCGTAGTTCTTCGGGTCATGCATGAAGGTGTTCCAGGCTCCCATTGCCAGCATGGACCCCTCGCTCATCCCCTCCTGACGGGCCAGCCGAATAGCGGCCAGGTCACGTAACACAGCCAGCCCGCGCGACGGCAGAACTTCATAACCCAGCTGGGCGAGCCCCGTCTTCGTGAAAAGCATGGCACTACTCGTGTTCACCGACCGTGTGATCGGGTCAAGGGGGCCGATCATCATCCGGCCTTCCGGGTTGAAACCAACGTGGTACTGGTTCGGGCTGCGCTCGATGTCTCGAGGCGCGTAATCCCGACTCCATCGAACCAGGCCGTCCCGGAGTTCCTCGAGGTGCATGGTACGCACCATGTTTCGGGGGGTCGCGAACGTTATGAAGGGCGGGATATAGATGTAATCCGTTCCCCCCACGATGGGGTTTCCAGCTCTGTCCACCAACGTCGACTGCTGACCAGTCGGCGACTGAACCCCACTGCGCACCACCATTCCACCATTCACTGCAAGCTGCGTTCTCGTTTCCATCGCATTCTCCCTACTGCAATGCCTGGGTGCCACCAGGCGTCTCTGCTGAGGAATGGGCCCCAGCTCCCTCGATAGCGCTGTCGTGCCACAGCGCTCAACTCTCCAGGCTCGACCAGTACAATGGCCGGCTGGAAACCAGGTTCGTGCCGTGCTTCGATGTCTTTGCCGTCCAAAAGCACAGATCTCTCTGCACATGCAACAGAGCATAGAAGCCAAACTCGCGCTTCACCGGCAAGTCAACAGGGTCCATCCAAACGATCTCGTCATTCGATATGGAATCTAGGGACTCATCATAGTCAATCGTCATCACCTCCGCTGAAAACACCATCGTATCGATCGCGTCATCCTTGGCCCAGGCCGCTTCAAACATCGCCTTTCGAGCCAACAGCGTCATCAGCCCGCCATCTCCCAGGTCTATCACGATCTTGTCTACCTTAGACGTTGTGAACTCATCACTGTGCGATACACCCGACACGATCAAGCACTTCATCCCTACCTCCAATACCGCAGATGCACTCATGGCGCGACCCCCGCGCCTGGGGAAAAGAAGTATCAGGAAGATGATAGGATAATAGCATGGAATACCGAAGAATGCAAGTTTTTTGCACTGGTAACGGAATTTTAACCAAACAACCCACTCTGCACAAGCTCCTTCTTTTTCCTGCCTGTCCCACGCTTCGCAGGTGCCGGAGATCTCATCGTCACCTTAGACGTTGGTGCGGGAGCACCCATCAGGCTCCAGATGTCGAGTTGCTTCTCAACCATCTCCATCGTGCATTCCACATGGGAGATCTCCTGCTGGACTTCGACTGTCTCATCATCTGGGATGTCATCAAACTCAGACGCTGATAGGCCCTCTGTCGCAAGCTGGCTTGCAAGCTCCCGGTATTGCGCCAGGAGCCTCCTGTACTTGGTAGTGTGCTCCCACTTACTATCCCGTTCGGCCAGGATGGCGGCCCGCTTAGCCTCAAGGAGGCTGATATCTGACCGCTCCTGCCTGATCTGGTGCTCAATTCTGGCCAGCGCTGCGTCCAGGGACTGGAACGTTCCCTGAGCCGTGCTGCCGAAACTCGCCTTCCATATCCCGTAGCTCGCGAAGGGTGGAACAAGCCGAAGACTGTGGCGGTCCCCCCATTCGCTCTGGATGATGACGTCAAAGCCCTTGTACCTGGCGAACGGTCGATCGAGACTAGAGATGCCCTTGTAGCTGCCGATTTCCTTCTGATCCTTTCGTTCTATCCGGTGCTCCTTCCATAACTCCTGCAGTTCATCCAGGGTATAGGCGTACTGCTTCATGGCCTCAACCACTTGGCCCATCTGCTCCCATGCAGTCTTGGCCTCTGTATGTTGGGTATAACGAGGTGCGGGCGGGGTCATCATGTACGTGCTGACCACTGATCTCGGGTGTAATACCTCAGTCGAATGCTGGCTATCCCTCAGCAGAATCTGACGCTCGAGGTTGGCGATGTTTCCCTCGTGCCGAGTGATCTGTGACGGAATCCAGCCCAGTTCGTATTTCTGGTTGGCCTTCGAGCGCACCCACGCCTGACGCACCTTAGAAAGTTTCGTAAGCTCGTTCTGCACCCCCACGAACTCGAGTACTTTGGGATTACCGCTGGCCAGGGCCTGAATCTCGGAAGCCCTCAGAACCATTTCCCCGATGTCCCCGTCAATGCGCCGGATGGTCACGTCCCCATACATCACCTGCTCAATGACCCTCAGTTTCGACCGAATGAGCCCCCACATGTATGCGTCAAAGCTACCCTCGGTCAGATAGACGTATACGTAGACCTGGTCCCACTGGTTCCCCTGGCGGCGAATACGACCGTCGCGCTGCGTTTTCCCATCCGGGCGCCATGTGGGGTCCAGATGATGGAGGGCGATGAGCCGCTTCTGGACGTTTACGCCAGTAGACATCACCTCTGTGGAGCCAACGAGCACCCGGATCTCACCGTCATTGATCCGCTGGTAGAGTCGTCGCTTTTCTTCTGGGCTCTTGTGCTCCTGGGCAAAAGCGATCTGCTCGAGCGGAATTCCTTCACCTATGAGGTACTGCCGGAAAATCCCGTACATGCTCCGTTGCGCCGTCAGTTCAGCGGCTGTCAACTCCTCCTGCACAGCCACCAATACGTCATCAGTTGGCACATCTGCCTCGAGTTCTTCATCCTCTCTCTTCTTGGTCTCCTTGCCCTTCTCCGCCTTTGGAACGCCCAGGTCCAAGAACACGAGCTGGGTTCCGAACTCATCGGCTGTCTCGCGCCAGTGCAGGGCGACATTGCGCGCACAGTCCCGGAGTTTCGTTGGGCGGTCGGCTGGAACAGCAAGAGCCGGATTCCCATTCGTCAGACTGGCCCATCGTCCGTCGCTACAGACCGACAGCATGTTGTCGACTTCGGGCTTCACCTTCCCCTCACGGATTCGCGAGGCTCGAGCCGCCAGACCCTTGATGAAAGACTTCAGGTCATCACTGCCTGGGGTCTGGACAACGATCTCCTGCCCGGTTACCAGGGTCGGAATCTTGAGCTTCAGGTCTTCAGGCTTCACCACGTGCCAGCTCTGTCGGAGCAGGTGAACCAGCTCAGGGAGGTTCCCAAACTCGAGCCGACTCACCACCCGATAACCGTCACAGGATGGATCAAGTTCCACGCTCGAGTAGGGCCGGGTGAACAAGCCAAAGAAAGCGTCCGCGTGGCTCAGCTCCTTCTCCTCGAGCAACGCTTCCTGCAGGTAGCTGGCGAACACGTAGGCCTCTGCCAGGCTGTTGGCGATCGGTGTCGCGGTCGCCAACAGAAGCTTGCCCTTGGCCTTCCGCGTGAGCCATCGAACCTTGCAGAGGAAGTCCAGGGAGATCTGATTCTTGCCGGTCCGGATCCCGTTCACCCGGCCCATCTTCGTGATGAGTTGCAGGTTCTTCCAGACCTGCGCCTCATCGCCAGCAAAGAAGTCGAAGCCCAGTTCTTCGAACTGGATAGTCCAGCTCGAGTCTCGCTTCGTGCGCTCGTGCCTGTCCCGGATCTTCGCCTCGTAATCGTTCCTCATGCTGTAGAGCTGCTTCAGACTCCGATCGTTCTTGGGATCGTCGGAGGTGGCCTCGAGGTCTCGGATCTCCTCCTCGAGCACATCGAGCTGCTCCTGCAGCACGGCCGCAAACGTCTCCTCGCTCGCCGGGAGCATCTTGAACTGCTGGTGGCTCATGATTACCACCCGGAAGCCACCAGTGGCTACCCGTGCAAGGAATGTGCCGCGCTCGGCTTTCGTCAAGTCGTCCTTGCCAGCGCACAGGACCTGATCGGCTCGGCCTGGGAACAGACGGCGGTAGTCATCCACCCACTGGCTCACCAGGTGCTTGGGGACCGCGATGACCGCCTTCGTGATCATGCCCAGTTGGAGTTGCTTCTCGATGGATGCGATGACACCGAAAGTTTTGCCGGCGCCGGTCGGCCAGCCGAAGAGGGGGTGGGACTTGCGATCCGAGAAAAGGACGCGAGCCACTCCATCCTTCTGGAAGTCCCGCAGGCTATATTCCTGGTTCATGCCTGGGAAGGTCAGGAAGGAGCCGTCGAATTTCCGGGGCCTCCAGCAGTTGTAGCGGTCGTTGTAGATCTCGCATAGGCGGGTGGCCCGCTCAGACTCGAGCCAGAGCCACTTCCGATACTCATCCTGGATATCGCTCAGCTTTTGCTGGGCCACTACGCTATCCGTGGTGTTCAGGACCCGCTTCTTCTTCCGGTCCTCCGTCTCGACCTCGTCATAGATCATCGGGGTCCGGCCATCAAGCCCGCACTGAAGCAGGCTGAAGGCGTCCATCCGACTGGTTCCCCATTTGTGCTGAGACTCCTGGCACTCTCGAACATCGGCATCGGGACGCTCGAACGTCCATGCACAGCGCCCTACGTAGTAGGCATTGCCGGTGTACGTCGGAACGAGGTGCCGGATGAACGCCGTGATGACGTCTGCCGGGATCCACTGAGCATTTAGAGCAATCTGAATGTCGGCCGGCGCCAGATCGCTCGGCTGCACACCTTCGGCGCTCAATGCCTCAACGTTGCGCTGGAAGCACGGGTCATGCTCCGCAGCAGCTCGAGCCTCGCGCAGGCGCCGGCGCACGTTCCCGCTCAGGTATTCATCCGCCATGAGCCATTCCCGGCTCACGGGTTCCTGAAAGATCCGGCCCCCCAGCACCCGGATTACTTCGTCATCAGGTAAACTGGTCGCCTCTGCTATCCACGCTACGTCCAGCTTTCCCAGCCGGTCCAGACAGAGGAACATCGCGTCATGGGGATCGGTGACGCGCACCTGCTCCGGAGTCGGCAGGAGCGTCCGGGCCCGGAAGATGGCTTCCTTCTCTCCCCTGGGCGTCTCGAGCGCCAGGAGAAAGGACAGAATAGCGGGGTGCTGCTTGAATGCGCTCAGTGCCTTTCCGTCTATCGCCCTGCCGAACAGTATGACAGTGCGGTCATAGACCTCATTCAGTTCACGCTGCGCCTCTGCCAGGGTCTCATCATCTCCCCGGTTCATCTGCACCGCGATCACACGCTTCGCAGCCAGATATACCTGGTACCAATGGGACTGCACATCCGTCCGTGGCTCGAATACGATGTCGGCGGCCTGGGCCGGGGGCGGCTGCGTTGCTGCCGTTCGGGCAGCGTCCTCAGCGGTCATGAGCGGATTGGGCCATGCGTTCTCAAACGCCTCCCGCATGAGCTGCGAAATCTCGACGCCAGGAGGAGCCTTAACCGTGTAGCGGCCCTCACGCTCTCTAAGATCTCGAGCCTCCCGGTCCTTTCCTGATCGGTTGTTGAAATCCTTCTTGCCCTCCCATCCATCATTCTTCGGGGAGGACCAGCCACCGGCACCGTACATGGATCCGTTCAGGGTGGACTGTCCGAGCACGCACTCGGGATGTGCCATGAACCACTTCGAGATATAGGCCTGCCCCTCGTATTCCTCCTCAAGTTCTTTCATCTGGGAGTTTCCGTACCAACTCCCATTACTCACATTCTTCCAGACCTTTCGCTTCCCGGGAAAGGTCCCCTCTACAGTCTCTGTCCAGGTATCATCTCCCAGCCCGGTCCCCCGCCGCTTCCGAAGGAACAGCACGTCAGTGACGACGTCCGTTCCCGCGTTGGCCTTGAACGCGGTCTCAGGGAGCCGAAGCGCCAGAACCAGGTCTGCAACCTGCGCCCATGCCTTGCGACAAGCGGATGCTCCCGTGGTGCCGTCCAGCGTGTATCGGCTCGTGATGACCACGGTGAAGCCTCCGGGTCTCGTCAGTTCCAACATCCTCGTGATGAAGTAGTTGTGGATGGAGGCCGTCGCCGCCTTCACTTTCATGCCTGGGTCGGCCACATGCACCTTCCCGAAGGGCACGTTCGTCATGGTCAGGTCAAACCAGTCCGTCAGGGTCCGATCCCCATGACGCAAGCGATAAGTCCGCTCAAATCCGTCCTGAATGACCTCGAGCTCCGGATAGAGATACTTGCAGATGGCGGCGGTAACGCGGTCTAACTCCACAGCGGTCGGGCGGTCCATCTTCGTGCGGGCCCACTCTGGGGCCGCGCCGTAGAAGTGCCCGATCCCCGCTGATGGATCGAGATAGCGGATCTTCGGCAGCGCTGGCAGGCCCAGAAGCTCGAGGCCATACCAGATGGCCCGAACAACCTCAAGGCTGGTGTAGTGCGCATTGGGAGTGCTACTCAGGAGGCTGGTGGTTTCCTTCTCGTCGAGAAGCCCCTTCAACTCATCCCCCAGCTTTTCGTGATATCGCCATGTCTCTTTCGGAGCTGCCAGCTTCAATACCGCATGGTCCCCCCAACCGGTGTACCGGCTCAATACCTCCCGCTGCTCATCACGGACATGCTCAGGAGCAACCCCATGATCGCGCAGATACTTCAACAACTTCAGCGCTTCCACATTGTTTCTGAACCTTTGGGTGGCCCCACCGAGGTTCAGATCATTCGGCAGCACAAACATTCATGCCTCCGCACTTCCTGCAATCGCCTCGCCGTTGCGAGTCGCCGTCATCCGTGAGCCATACCATAGCACACATTAGGATGATAGGATAGTATTATAGCATAAGTGTTCAAAATTGCAAGATTTTTGCGTATTTACACCGTCACAGCCTTCAGTCGTCACCCAGATCGAAGGCATTAATGGCTGGCGTGGACGATATCGGCGATGCTGGAGAGACCGGCTCCTGGTAGGCGAATGGCAGCGGTTCCTCCATCGGCATTTCAGGCTCATACCGATGGGCAGCCAATGCCGGAGGAACTGGTACGCCCCCATAGCCCATGTAGGCGCGTATGCGCTCGTACCAGCGCAACATATCTGGATCAAACGGCTTGGCTGTATAGTGCTCGACAAGCCGAATGAAGTCCTCTGGCCACTCAGGGATGGGGGCGACCGGGAAGGGGCCCGTTGCAAAGTGCTGATGCACCGGGTCAGCTTTGATACTGGATACCGGACGTCTCACTTTCGATTCCTCCACTCTGCTTCCACCATCTGGCGGCAGATGGGCGGGTACTTCTCCCACTTCATGCCGGCGCTTTTGGTCATACCGAGCGCCCACTCAAGGTAGGAAGCCGGGGTGTCATGAAGCGACTCGCCAGCATGTTTACCGTATCCCCATCGAGTCTTCCCGTCTTCAGAATCCACCCGAAACATGCCCTGGAACATATCCCCGTCCCGGTCTTGAACCTCGAGCGCCCGCTGCTCGAGCTGCTTCAGTTCGCCCCAGAGAGGCGTCAGGCGGCGTTCATTCTGGGCAAGGTGCCTGATGACGGCCCGGGCCTTCAGGCAGTCCAGGGTGGCCTTGCTGCCCGGCGCTACAAGGGTCGCTTCCTCCTCTGTGACCTTGCACAGCAACTCATCAAATGCCGCTCTTAGGCTGTGACTCCGCCAGCGGGGATAGAGGTGCCGGGTAACCGCCATCATGTCCAGGACCGGGGGAATGCTCTCCAGCAACGGCGTGTTCCGGGTGCGCTTCCACGCCTCTTCGAACCATTGCACATCAAAGCGGAAGTTCCACCCGATGATCACGTCCGCCCACGCCATCACCTCGAGCATGCTATCAAGGCGCTCCTCGAAGCGCGGGGCCGCGTAGATAACGTGCAGGTCCCGGTCGGTCAGGCCGCAGTGCTTGCTCGCCTCTGGACTGATCTGGCAGCCCGGATTGATCCAGAGCTGCCCCGCCTCCTCCTCCGCGTCTCCATCCCAGTTCTCGAAGGCATAGCCGAACTCGAAAGGCGTCCCTACCTGCCCAAAGCGGTCAGTGTCGTCCGCATCGAGGAAGGGGGTCTCAAGGTCTACAATCGCCATCTTCAGCCGCGCCCATGGTCGCCTATCCAGTGCCAGTGCTCTATCCATGTCTATCTCCCTATGGTTTGCGTCGCAGGTATTCCTCTGCGAGCCGTTTAACATGAGATCCTCCATCCACTGGGAGAACCTCCAACTGCTCCTTCTCAGGGTCCATGACGCCTTCGGCCTGCGAGCGCTTCACCCCCAACACATCGATCATCACCGGGTCCGAGCCCTCTTCACAATGCGGATAGTAGGCCCAGACCGCGCTGTCCTGGCCATCTCGAGCGAGGCGGCCTTCGTTCTGCTCATGGACCATCGGGGACCAGTCCAACTCTCCAAACACGCATGTCGAGCTGACCTGCTGCAACCCATCCAGGCCGGCGCCAGAGCGCAGGCTCATGATGAACACTCTGGCCTCCCCTGCAATGAACTTCCCGCGTGCCTCATCCTTTTGCTTGGGGCTCTCAGAGCCCGTATAGAGGACTGGATTGAGGTCTTTCAGGCGGTCCATCCAGATCTTGTAGACCTCACGATGCCAGCCAAAGAGCACCACCTGATCATCTTCAGCCAACATTCGAACGAACTCGGCTACATACGGCGCCTTCGCGATCCCTGTCGCCTGCCGAACCATCATATCGAACTTGCCACCTGCCTGGAACTTGGCGGCTTTCTCTGCACCCTGGCTCAGAATGATCTGGGCGAGCTCGCGGGCGGAGGCGCCGACCTGATCGAGTGCCCGAATGTCGGCATCAATGGGGTAGGCGATCTTGTGGACGCCTGGCAGCTCTCTCCCGACGTCTTTCCGTGTCCGTCTCAGGAGCAGCCCCTGCTCGCGAAGAAAGGCACCCAGCACCTTGGGCTGCTTCACCCGATACTTCCCCTGTCCGAGCGACTCGCACCATTCTCGGTTGAATTCGTCCCTCGATCCCAATCCGTCTTCCTCGATCACGTCCAATACAGACCAGATCTCCCCTCCGTAGTTGTAGATGGGGGTAGCTGACAGCCCCAGGACGAATTCCGAATGGCGGGCGAGGTGTCGAGCTGCCCGGTATTTGAGGACAGGGCCTTCCGTCCCCTCTCCTGTCCGGAGTTCCTGGATCTCATCGAATACAATGAGCTTGTTCCAGCCGGCCAGCATATCGGCCCATCCATTCAGCTTGTGGTAGTTGATGATAAGCACGTCGGGTGGCCCATTCAGCCCTCGCAAATTGTCCAGGGCGTAAGGCTTCCCGGTCTTTACAATGTGAACCTTTAGATCCGGCAGGAAGCGTTTGACCTCTCGAGCCCACTGCATGGGAAGATGCGTCATCGTCACGACCAGAGTCGGCAGCGTGCGGGGGTCGGCCACCATCGTCAGAGCCGAAATCGTCTTTCCGAGCCCGACATCATCCCCCAGGAGCAACCGTCTTCTGGCCAGTCCAAGTTGCGCCGCGACCCCCTGATAGGATCTCGGGGGAAGCGCCATCGTATAGGTCGCAGGCGGCTGATAATCGGCGGACAGGATATGCTCAAGTTGCTCTACACGCTCTCGATGGTTTTCAGCTCGCCGCTCGAGATACAGGAGATGGTCCCCCTCCATCGGATACCGCAACAGAAGCCATGACAGGTCTCGGCAGGTCTCGAGCGAGTCTTTGAGCACCATCGCCCCGTGAGAAGACTTGTCCACCTTGGGAAACAGGCGCTTGACCATCATCATTACGTGCGGTTCGCACCGCACAATCCAGCGCCCTTCCTTGTATTCGATGGTGCCGTAGGATCTCACATGATCCCCCGTTTCAGCCAGGCCACCATGACATCCTTTCCGTTCATGGTGCTGGGAAGGCGATGCCCGCTCTTCGTGGTCGCCAGCAAGAGGGACTCGAGCGGCTTTCCATCAACGCTCGCCTCAAGATAGCGATGACACTGCCGGGTCACAGCCGCTTGGCTCCCGTCGATCTTGATCTCGAGCCCAACGAGTCCGACCATGAAGTCTATGCGGCCAGCAGGCCCATCCAGACCCTGCAGTTCCACCTCTCTTCGGACATCTGTCCAGCCCACACGAGCCAGAGCCTTCTCAATCGCGTTCTGCAACTCCAGCTCAGAACTACCGCCAAACTTGAAGGCGTTGAGCGCGCACCAGACGTTATGCACAGTCATCGGCGGGATGCAGTTCTCATTCTGCACCTGCCCGGGCAGGTACATACAGCGACTGCACAGCCTGGAAATGGTCAGGCCGCTCGAATCCAGCCAGTTCCCACAGTTCTCGCATGCTCCCCTCATATTCTCCCCTCAAACAGACCGATCTGATGGCCAGATTTCTCACTCAGACGCCTCTGCTGCGTCTGATACCATGTGCGCATGTGCTTCCGTCGGTGCTCGAGGTCGCACGAAAAGAACTCAGGGTGTGCAGAGTCGAAGACTCCCCGCCGCTTGCGGATCTTCTGGGCCTCTTTTCTGGCCGCGTCGTCCCAGGCCATTGAGTCAATAGAGTGGACTCGCGAGCCGTAGCGCCACAAAAACGGCAGCACATCCCCCTTGACTCCAAAGAGATGGAGGCGGGTCTCCGGTGGCAACTCCGCATGAAGCACGTCCAGTACCGGAAGGACGCCTTCTGGGCCGTGAATCTCCCGCCCGCACACTGACCCCACCCCAATCAATTCGGGGAGCTCCGAATAATCACGCCCATCCTCCTGCTCGTTTTCCGCCAGAGGCCGGCGTCGCCAGACATCCGCCAGAGCTCGAGCACTCCACAGGTAATCTGCCGGTCGGCGCCCCTGAAGCGTCGGGAGTGGTCTGGTAAGCCAGTTGAAGCCCTCCCACCAATAGCTGGCCACGGCATCCAGCGTCTCCTCATATGTCTCAATGGTGAGGGCCATTCGTCGCTCTACCTCAAGCCTGTTGGGAGCGATCTCCTGCTCGCAGCAGAAATCCATCGCAGCCCACCAAGCCCATGGGAATGGAAGGTCGCACGGACCCGGGGCCTCGTCATCTCCCCAGACTCGGGAGCTGTTCGTGGCGACCAGTTCGACATGATCGTAGACGCTCCAGCGATACCCGCCGCGAAGCATTGCGCTGAATCCGGCACTATCGAGCGCAGCGTTGAGAAACCATGGGGCCATTCCAATCCGGTGAAAATCGCATTTCTTTGGGTCAAACAGGCTACCCATCGAAACGAGAATAGGCGCACCCAGCGAAGCTGCTTCGTGTGCCAGCTCATTCATGATAGACCTGGGCAAACCCAACCTAATGATCACTCTTCATCTTCCCCGTAACACAATAGCCGCTCTGCATACATCGTCCAGATGATGCAGCGGCTCCAGTCGTTCTGGCACTGTGGCATCTTGTGAATGATGGAGTTGGTCACTCATTTTCCGGCTCGGCTCCTGAACATCCCGGGCACTGGATCTCTGTCTCGTTGACAGCCCGCCAGCCAATCGCATGGGCCGCCGCAACGACGTCGGTATCGTCTCCTGGAACGACTTCCTCCTCAAGAAAGCCTTCGTCGCAGAAGCTGCATGTCAGCCGCAGAAAGGTCACGAGCGTTGTGTGCGGCATCAGGGCATAAACGCCATCATCTGTGGTCTGCATGATCACCTCAGAAGCTGCCCACTGGGCTGGCCGTTGGAGTTGGGTTTGGGGTCTGGCGGCTTGCCATAAACAGCAGAGCACCCATGATGGAGAGCAAGACCATCAACGCAATGAGATGGTACCTGGAAACCGTCGTAGTCTGCGCCTGGATGGACTGAAACATGGGGGGGATGTCTGGACGACGGGACTGCAGTGCCACTCGAGCGGCGGCTGCATGAGCAGATTTCTCAATCTGGTGTTCGAGCACCCGGCACTCTGCTCGGAGTCTGGTGCCTTCGTCATCTGTGCCCAGCACCACCAGTGGATTCAGCCCTGGCTCGTCCATAGCCTCGATCTGTACAATACAGTTCGGCCATCTCATCTCGGCATACTCAAAAGCCGCATCCTCATTCTTGAACGTCAATTGAGCCAATTCAATGTCATCTTCATGGCCATCCAGAACCAGCATAAACCTGAATCTCGTAAATCTTGCAATGTTGTCCATTTCGTTCTCCTCGTGCCAGGAGCACGCCCATCATTCCACAGCGATTTCCTTTACCGCACACGCCATGAGATCATCTCGAAGCCCATCCTCGAGCGCCCAAGCAAACAGCAGCTTTCCATCCTTCGCAGTTCCGCAGAACACCGCGTCGGCAGCTCGATACAAAGCACCGTCGTGGCCCTGCGCTGGGTCCGCATAGGTCACCAGCAGCCGAGGTTGAGCCTCGAGCCGCTCGTTACATTTTCTCGCAACCCAGACGTCCCGGAGCGATGGGAGCGCCTGAACTGCATGACCCCGAATCACCCGGCGCAGGAACTGCGGAGTGAAATTCGGAGCCACATCTGGGGTCAGATCATCAGCTCGCCAGCACCGGACCAAGGTCAGCACCTCACATTGGTGCAGATCCGCGCCTCGAGCCCGGAGAGCTTCCACCACGATATGGTTTGATGGGATGAGGCTGAACATCATCATCCCAGCAACCCCAGCGGGCCCCGGTTGAAGACCGTCTATGTCCGCCAGGTACACCAGGATCTTCTTGTTGGGCGGCACCGGCCATCGCCGAAGATAATGCCGACGCCGAACGATATCTGAGTACAGCCGCACATCCGTGGCGTTGTAGGCCCCGCCTCGATTATTGTCCACGACTCGAATTGCCATCCGCTGGACGGCCCAGCGACGCGATTTGGCCATCCACCACAGAGGGATCTGCCCGGCGAGATAGCGCACCTTGACGTAAGTGGTGTCTCTCCTTGATACCTGCCACGGATACAATCGTCTCAAAAATCTCTTCAGGCCAGGTGTCAGCATGTCCCCCTCAAATCGTCCAGATCGTCGTTTGATGTGCTTCGCTACGCTTGGCTCGAGGAGACGACTTCCGAGCGGTTTTCTGCTCTCGCTCCCGAATCAGAGCCGCATACCGGCTCATAACCGCCCCGCCTTCTGTGTACCGCACCGGCCACCCCATGATGGTCCCGACCTCCTGACGCACAGCGGCTATCTGTTCTGCCTCGCGCTCGGTAGGCATGACCTTGGGCCAGCCCTGGCGCCCGCCATCGTTCTCGAACAGCAGGTGCTCAGGAATAAGCGCCTCCGCAGCCTCGCGCCTGCGGGCGCGTTCCTTGGCCACTGAAATCTCCTGCTGGAGGTCCGCGGGGAGGATGTCTCGAGCGATGTCCGAAAGCCAGCGCTTCCCCTGGAAGCTGAATGTGCTCACCAGCTCAAGGCGGCATTGAGCAACGATGGCCGGGTGGTTCCGCTGATCCCGACAGGCAGCCTCCAGATCCGACTGGGCAGCCATGATACATGCACAGCAGCTATACCTCGAGGCTCCATAGACGCCATAGGCCTGCGGCAGCTCGTAGCCATGAGCTGCGTGAATGGCAAAGACATCAGGCGTCGACACCGTGACGATGGCATTCCAGTCTACGGACCCAATTGGCAATGCTGGCGTCTTGCCAGACTCGCTTGAGTACATCTTGACCACCGGGGCCTTCGCTCTCCCGGTTTCCTTGCCGTTGGATTCGTCCCGGCGAATCCCCAGGACACAGACCACTGGCCTCGTCTGGTAGGTCTGCCTGATCCAGCGCTGAATCGGGGCCGTCTTCAGCTCGCTGGTACAGAACCTCATGCTCGGCGTCGACCATGGCAACAGCGTCTTCACGAGCTCGAGCTCGCAATACCTTCTGACGTTGCTCTCCTGACGCTGCTGCCAGCGCTCGAGCAGGCCTCCGCTTGAGCGCCCGACCACCGTAAGCGGTACGTTCAGATCCGTAGCCAGTTTGGAACACTGTTCCCTGGCGTCGTGCCAGGTCATAATGACGGGGCCGTTCAGGTCTGCATAGATGAGCCGGAACTCACCCCTGTGCCCGCGATTCCGGCAGTATTCCCGCACGGCGCGGGCCGCCAGGGAGCTGTCTTTGCCACCCGACACGCACACCAGCACTGAGGCCCCCGCATCGATGAGCGCGTCCACGGCTGGGTCCGTTGAGACGTATTCATCCAGGTTTTTCAGGTCCGGCTGTGCGACAGGTCTGGCAAACAGCTCACTCTGCACTGGTATGCTCCTCCTGCACCGGTTCCGTTGCCATCTCCTCGACGGGCTCTGCTGGGAGTCGCTCGCGGGCGCGGGCCACCTCTTCACGCAGAAGTGCCGCTTGGCGCTCGAGCCGATCGGCATCGGCCAGCTTCACCGCGGCCCCCTGCTCAAAGGTGATGACTTCCCGGCCCTTCTCACGAAAGGCCATCCGCTCTGCCTCTTC